TCAACCACCCAACCCATCATAGGCCCGCTCGCACGTCACTCCACGGCCTCGGCTTTGATCAGCATCTGCCGCCAAGTCTCCCGCTCTTTGATCAGCGCGCTTGAGCACGTCGGCAAACACCATGACGGCGCGGGTAGCTGCCTGGCTTGCGGCGGCAGTGCAGGAATGGTCGCCGGCTTGACTGGCTGCGACTCTACCGGCAGTTGCGTCGGCTGCGTCCCGCAAGCTGCGATCATCGCGAGAAGCGGCAGCATCAGCAAATGCCTGATCAATGACTTTCTGGCCATCCTGGATCACCTTGTTGATTGTCTGTTGCCGGGCCTGCTCTTTGGCGCGCTCGGTGGATTCGTTGAGGGCCTTCGCTGCGGCGTCCCATGTATCCCGGGCGTTCCACTTTGCCTGCCACTCTTCATTGGTGACCGACTGGCCGTGGCTATATGCCAGGAGCAGGCCGATCAGGACGACGGCCACCGCTGCTATATAAGGAAGGATTCGCAGCCAGAGAGCGTTCATGCCAGAACCTTCAGCGCAGTGTTATAGAAGGCAACGCGCTCAGCCAGGCCGTTGACGCCGCCGTTGATTCGCCGGGTGATCATCTCGAATGAACCCGAGTCAGCCAGCTTGTTCAGGTCGCGGGAGTTCCAGAACCAGGCTGCAGACTTCGCCGCCCACTCGGCCTGCTCTAGCAGTTCAGGTGTACGAAGCAGCCGGTCATCACCGAATAGCGCCTTACTGCACGCCAGGTAGTTGTCGCGCCCAGTGATCTGGATCAGCCCTCTCCCGCGGTACTTCTGACCGTCACCGTCAGCCTCTGGCGTATTACCCAGGCGCTTAGCCAGGGTTCCAGTGTCGTACTTGCTTAGGTACTGGTCGCCGCCAAGTTCTCGAACGTACCGGAACTGGCCCGACTCATGCCCGACCTGGGCGATGAAAGCTGCCATGCGCAGCTTGGTGTTGATCTGGTAGCGGTCCATGGCCAGGCTCAGCGCAGATGCAAAAACGCCGGCTTGGCGGCCGGCGTTCGGGAGGATGCGCAGCAACTGCTGCTCGGTGATCGGCATGCTTTTCTCCAGGCAAAAATAAACCCGCTCGATGGCGGGCACAAAATCTCAAACGTAGCGGGTATCACTTATCTGGCCTTCGACCCTGACACGCACGGCGTTCGCTTGTAGAATCCGGACCGAAATCAATTTGCCCCCGGCCGCGCCGGAGAAAGGGAAGTCATGCATAGCAAAAACACAGTGTATCGGCCGGACATCGACGGATTAAGAGCGATAGCCGTTTTATCGGTTGTTATTTTTCATGCTTTCCCCTCAATTTTAAATGGAGGGTTTATCGGTGTAGATATATTTTTTGTTATATCAGGGTATCTGATATCAAGAATACTATTCTCAAACCTAGACAACGACAAATTTAGCCTTCTTGATTTCTACAGCAGAAGAATAAACAGAATTTACCCCGCACTTATACTGGTATTAATTACATGTCTTACCTTCGGCTGGATATCATTATTGGCTGATGAGTATATGCAGCTTGGAAAGCATACCGCAGGAGGAGCAGGATTCGTTGCAAACCTAGTCTTTTGGAGCGAGACAGGTTACTTTGATAATTTATCTGACACAAAGCCTCTTCTGCATTTGTGGTCCCTAGGGATTGAAGAACAGTTTTATATTATATGGCCAATCCTATTGCTTGCAATATGGAAGTCAAAAATTAATAGACTATCAATAATTATAATACTTGCATCAGCTTCTTTTTTAATAGGATTAATTACTATTAAGAGCGATTCGTCTGCGGCATTCTACTCGCCACAAAGCCGATTCTGGGAGCTTCTTATAGGCTCTATTATTGCATATTTCTCTATGTACAGACCTGCAAAAATATTCAGTCATCGACTATTAACATACAACATTTTTGCAAAATACATATATCGGAACCAAAATACACAGCCATTAGAAATCCTGAGAAACGCACAGTCGATACTTGGTATTTTAATGATAATGGCAGGCATCTTTTTTATCACAAAAGAGAGCTTGTTCCCTGGATACTGGGCATTACTGCCAACAGTAGGAACAGCGCTTATTATTAGTGCTGGGCCCAATGCATTAATTAATAAGCATTTACTTTCAAACAAAATAATGGTTTGGATAGGTTTAATCAGCTTTCCGCTTTATCTATGGCACTGGCCTATTCTTTCTTTTATCAGAATAATCGAAGCTGATACGCCAAGCGCACAAATAAGAATATCCGCTTTAGCTGCGTCAATCCTACTTGCATGGGCGACGTACGCACTTATTGAAAACCCTCTTAGACTTAATGTAAAAAGAAAAAGCAAAACAGCGATTCTATTTTTTTTAATGCTGGCTACTGGCCTGTCCGGATACTTGATTTACAAAGAGCAAGGGGTTTCTGATAGGCAGGTAAGGAAAAATCTTATTAATAAATCCAACGACCTAAACAAATATGAAATAGCAAGCTGCCTAGATAAAAACATAAAGTACAAGGAAATGAGCTGGTGCAACAAGATAGACAATAATAAAGACGAAGAATATATACTATGGGGAGACAGTCATGCGGAGCATCTATTCCCTGGACTTAAGAGCGTAAAAAATAAAAACTGGCTTTTGATTGGCCGGAACAGCTGCCCACCAATATTAGGCGTAAAGGCATGGGTATCAAACAAATCAAAATACGAATGCGAAATAGCTAACAACAACTCTATAGATTTAATAAAATCCAGCAATGCCAAAATCGTTGTACTTGCATCTCTAGGCGGAGTATATCTTTCTGATAAGGGAGTGGCGCCAGAACACAAGGGAATAAATGACAACAACCCTAACAGTCGATACATCATCGGAGAAACCAATGATGTTAGCAATAAGAAGGCTTTATTTGCTGAGGGTCTAAAAAAGTCTGTGCAAGAGCTTATTTCATCAGGCAAAAAAGTAGTGTTAGTGAAGGATACACCTGAATTCCTAATAAGCCCAAGAGCTTGTGCAACAAGGCCTTTCAAGATTAGCAAGCCGGACTGCAGCATATCCCGCTCAAGTTTTGAGGGACGAAACAAACAATATGATGATATATTGCAAGATATAGCTTCAGTAAGTAAAAACGTTCAGATTTTTGATGCTTCATCGCTATTTTGCGACAAAACAAAGTGTTATTCCAGCGACAATAGCGATATTTTCTTTCGTGACGGGCACCACCTTAGCAATTCAGGAAGCAAGATTGTAGCCACCAAACTTACTGAGTTTATCGAACACAAATTCAAATAGTTATTAAATAGGGGCGCAGCTTGCGCCCCTATTTAAATAAAAGCCATGCGACAAACCACTTTCATAAGTGGCAAGTGATTATTAAATCAAACCTACACGTCACTTTCCATCAAGAGCAGCAATCCTCCGCTCCAAATCATCAATGCGCGACCAGCATTGCTGCACAGCCTTCACAACGGGCGGGATAAATTCGTCATATCCAAGCGAGTAAACATCGTCGCCACCATAAAATGCATGGTGCTGAAGACCGCCAAACTCGACACCCATTTTTTCGCAAAGCGCTTGCACCTCTTGAGCGACAAACCACTCATGTTTGCGATTTCGAGATCGACTGCCGTCTTTCTCAAAAACCGTAACTTCCCCATTTTCATTTACGACTCGGTAGTCTTCCCGCAAGTCCCAACGCCCATTTACTGGCCGCAGTCCCATGACAAAATCAATGCCAAGATTAGTTTCTTGGATGTCGATTTTATCGCGGGAGTCTGACCTATTTTGTACAGTCCCATACACGTAAGTAGTGGTTGCTGAGTCGCCAAGCTGAACTTGGTTGCTCCCCGTTACGGCAGTTCCTTTACCAAGAAGCGAGCAGTTACTAAAACTGTTTGCCGCAAGGTTGCCAGATGTCTGACCGACAAAAGTGTTGCCTGCTCCGGTGTTATTTCTGCCAGCCTGGGCGCCGAGTGCCGTAGTGTTATCAGCATTGGCTTCTGAAAGAGCCCCGCAAGCTACCGACTGAACTCCTACCGCTTTTGAGCCCTGCCCTAAAGCAATGGAGCGACCACCACTAGCCAAGGCGTCAAGCCCGTGAGCGATTGAACCGTCACTTCCCGTCGCCCTGGCATTACGTCCTGTTGCAACGCCACCAATGTTTAAAGCACCGCTTGCTCCAACCTTTGCCTGGAAACCAATAGCTATGCCGTTGTCGCCGTAAACTAACGACTCAGGAGCGATACACAAGACATTGTTGTACGAGATGATTGCGCTACCGGTACCGTATCCAGCGAATGCTCCAAGAAATGTGTTGTTGCTGCCATCGATGTTTGATTGCCCGCTGCGACTACCGAGGTAAGTATTGGTGCTGCCACCTTTAGCGTTACGACCAGCGTACCATCCATGAGCGGTGTTCTCAGATCCGGTATGATTTAGCGCACCTGCCCAGAATCCAAAGTAGCTGTTTCGATATCCGGTTGTGTTGTAGACACCGCACTTATAACCAACTGCGGTATTTTCTTGCCCTTTAGTATTTAACTTAAGAGCAGAATAACCAAAGCCTACGTTGGTTGTTGCTTCGTTGTATTGAAGAGTAAAGCTGCCAAAAGCAGTATTAGCTCCGCCAAACACCAGTGACCCTAGGGCTCTAGCGCCCATTGCCACGTTGTGTGCGCCCATAAGAGGCTGCCCGTCATTATAGAACATGCCAAGCGTGAGCTTGTCACCAATAGCCATATCGTTTCGGTTGTATCCAACAAGCTTCAGTCCGATTGGATTCTCAGGGCCATTGACATCAGCCCCGCACCCAGCCACAGCAAACTTCGTGGGCGTGACTTCTCGGAAGTCAATTGCGCTAATTGTTCCAGCCCATGCATTATCAGTGACCACTGATAACTGTGATCTTGCTACGGCGGATGTCCAGGCGAGGAAGGTGTAGTCACTTGTGCTAAGTACCCGGTCCTGCTCAATGCCGTCCGCAAGAATTGCGGCGTCGCTGAAGTAGTATCCTTCCGGTGTATCATCAAAAACGTTTGCGGTGTCAAGCTTGAACTGAATATATCCAGGAGTTGTAGTTGTTACCGTAACAACGAGCTTGAACTGCGAAAAAGCAGGTATGGCGATAGCCGCAGTCAAGCTGCCGGAAGTACCCGCCGCATGCACGCCGGATGCGTCGAACCCAACTTTTGCAAAGCCACTCAGCGCTGGCGCGAGGTTTGGCCCAAAGCTGGCAAAGTCCTCGGTGTTTTGCTTTACGTTGCCCCAGGCAAATTCGTTTTGCTCGCCGGCCCGGTCAAGGGCTACAGCTACGGTTTCTGCGCCATTAACCACATGCGTTGCACCATCAGGCAGCGACAACTCTTGTCGAAGAACATCTTCAGAATTTACCAGGCTGAACTTGGTCTGTTCCAGCGCCCAATTGCCCGTTGCGGTATACGGAAGCGTAGTGCTACTTGCTAGGCGGTAGTTCTGACCGTCGCGAACCATGTACTGGCTGCGGCTGGTGAACGTCAGGCCGGCGCCGTAATCGCCGATCCATACGAACGCCGACGACTCAAGGAATTGATCGAAGGCTGTTTGACGCCCTTCCTGGGCATTGTTGAAGTCGACCTCCATACCTTTCCAGGTACGGCGCTGCAGGCCGAGGCGGTCTGGGACGAAAGGCTCTTGGCCATTCACGTACTTGTCCGTGATCCCAGCGTTATCGTAAAGGTCGCGCGGATCGGTAGACGGGACAGGATTCTTCGTGTCGTATGGCATTCTTTTCTCCGGGCACAAAAAAACCCGCTCGATGGCGGGTTTGTGTGGGGTGTGATTATTTAATCTGGCGCTGTCGCGTCGTCGTACAGATAGACCCTGTCGTCATAGTTGAAACCCTGGACAGATACGCTCTCGCTGCCCTTGGGAGTGGCTTTGCTGATCAGGACGCGGTGACACTCTCGGCTGACCGGCCCAAACAACAGGTGCGGGGGTTCCCTGTCCCAACTGGTGTCTGGAACGAAATCAATCGTCGGAATGCTCAGGTAGTACTCGCCGATTCTGGTTGCCTTCCATGGCCCACTGAGCGTGCCATCTAGCCGGCGGATGCCAACCGAATGATCGGAGCCTATGGCCCAAATGAATGGCTCTGAGCTTTCAAGGACGTAACCGCCAGGACCGGATTGAATGCCCAGCAGTAGCGCGCTCTGCCCCCTGCCTGGCGTGTCATCCGATACGCCAGCTAGCCCCATGTAGTCGCTGTTGTTGCCGTCTAGCTCCGTTTCAAAGGAGTAGGCCCACCGCCGGTAGCGCGTTTCACTTGCCCTCCGCATTCCCAGGCGATAAGCCCTGTCCCGCTCACTGGTGCCCAGCGCTTCAACGGTTTCTACTTTTAGCCCGAGCTGGCCTGGAAGGCGGCACTTCACCGTCTCTGTCTGGCGGGTTATTCGATCCTTGTATTTGACGTCTACACCATCATGCTCAGACCCTGGGTCTGGAGACTTGAAGCTGATCTTCAGTGGGCCTTTCATGTTCTGCGCTGAATAACCCTGCGTCCCAGCTGGGAAGTACTCCGTATCAAACCCATCGCGCTTCTGGTCTCGAACAGGGCGCAGTCTTCCACGGCTAATAGCAAACTCTGCAAACCCAGGGGCAAGTGCGGTGTTGAGCCCTTCCTTTACCGTCATAAACGACTCGACGGAAAGGTTGAAGGTGTCGCCTCGGGCCTTACATATTGAGTCGAAAGCCACCAACTCGTCAGTATCAATGTCTGCATCCTGATAGCCGGGAGCCTTGGCTATGTAATTGAAAGCCGGAGCAATATCCCTCGTCACCCTGTTATCTGGCGTCCAGGCGCCATCAACCAAAATCGGCAACTTTCGCGTGGCCACGACAGAAACCTTGTTCTCGCTCTGGCTTGAGATTTTCCCGCCGCCGGCCGCAGATATGGCAATCGTGGTCCAGCCTGGATAACTAGAAGGGCTTGGCAGCAGAGCGCGCGCGTCGTACCACTGGATGTTGTCTTGTACGCTCGTGTCATTTGACTTTGCACCTATTCGACGCATCCTTCCCTCCGGCCTGTATGCTCCTGGAAGGGTTATGTCGCGCGTAATTCCAATCTGGTCGAGAGTTGCATACACCACACGATCCACATAGGAAGTCCACGCTCCACCGGTAGACATGTCCCTATATTGAAACTCGTACGTCACTGCGCGCGAATAAAGAGCCCCCTTCTTGCTTACTCCTGCCAGACCGCTTGGAAACATGACAGTTATCGAGAGCTTGGTCGCCCTCTCGCCAGGCGGACATAGAGCAAATGGCCCAGCCCAATCACCCTCGAGGTTTGAGTTGTCGAGACTAAGAACGGCTGAGTTGCTCTCAATAAAGTCGAATCCCTGCCAGTCATTATCCGTGTCGCCAGAGGATGTAAGCCGATCAACTGCAACCTGCGATGCGCTTGATGCGATGATCCTGTAACGCAACCCTGCATAACCGATGCATGCCCACCCAATACCGGCAAGCAGCCCCGAAACAGGGGCGCCCCCAGTGGTATTGAGAGTCATGTGCGCCGGATCTCCACCAGCAGCAGGCGTGTAGTCGTTGACCACATAGAGACCTTCGTTCGCACCTACCACCTCGATTTCCATTCCTGGAAACGCCCCAAGCTGCTCAATCGGCCCAGAAATCACATCTCGCCCACCAACTCCCCCGCCCGCGGTAACCATGTACTGATACATGACCTCGATCCGCAATATCATCCCGATTGCCCAGCCGGCCGGGAATTCGCCAGCACCAGCAGGGATAGATACCAGGTCACCATTGAACTGATATGCCTGCGCGCCTGGCTCGGGCGGAATGGTAACGGTAGTCTTGAGGTCAATGCCCGAGGTTCCTGTTGCAGTGACGCCAACCTCTGGCGCCTGGTACCACCACTGAGCGGCAGGATCTGCACTCAGGTCTTCGTCAGGACCATAAACTCGGTAGGTGGCGTTTGCCCCCAGGGCAATTAATGGCGTGTTCCCGATCTTGATGTCACTTGGATTGATCTGGCATTCACCGCGAGTCACGCAGAGCAGCATCTGCTGCCACTCATCCCGCGGGCCCTTGAAGAAACGCCGCGGCTCGACGATGTAATCGGGAAATATTTCATCCTCGCCAAAAAGTTCGCGCACGGGGTCGCCGTAACGCACCTGGTTCGCCTTGGCGTTTGCCCCTGCCAGGTTGTTGCCCTGCTGTGGAGATCCCGTCTTGGGCAGTTTCACGCGCGGCGTGATGAGCTTCATCACAGCCTGCAGTCCCTTGATAGCGGCAATGGTGATGGATATTGGGTCTGTGCCTTTCGGCTCGATCCAGATCTGCACCCTGTCGTTCGCCCCAAACACCAAATCTTGCCACTCGGCCGGATTGGTCAAGCATCCGTTGACAGCAATGCTCATGGGCGGCACATCACGGCGCTCGTAGCCTTTCACGTTGTCGATCAGCCACTGCTCAACGGTAGTTTCAGCGATTACCCGATACTCGCGCAGAACATCCTGATCAAGCTTGTTCGCATAGATCTCGATCACGATAAAACACCACCGTCATGTAGTTGTCTTTGAATTCCTGGAGGCGAACGATCCGCGCCCCACTTCCGGGGTTTATCTCCAGAACCTGCAGCCGGCCCTCCTTGAGCACAACAAGCGCTACGTGCGCACAGATGTCGCCCTTCATGGCTGCTGCTATCGCTCCCGGGAAAGGCTCACAGCGCTCAAGCGCCCTGCCCACCTCAGCTCTGTACGAGCGCTGAAAGGCATGAATGCCGTGTCGGGTTACCTCTCCAAACGGGGAAAGCCCAGGCAGTCCATACAGCTCGGACCTGGCTATGGTCGTCAGACCCCAGCAATCTACGGACGGCAGTTCGCGACCGCCGTCCTTATAGGTGGAAGTTAGGTATCGTGATGGCATGGCTAGAGGTACTTAATGCAAGGGGCGTTGAGGGCGTTGAAGGTTTCACGGTTGAAGTTAGTGTCGATAAGGTTGAAGTACCCCCCGTCAACGCGAACTGTTGCGCCTTCAAAACTTCCGCCAGTGGTGACCAGGTAGTACGGGCGCTGAGAAGGCCTGCTCAGATCCGTGCTGAGGTACAGCCGAAGGGTTGAGCGAATGATTGCGTCAGCATCCATGGCCTGGCGGATCAGGCTTTGTGCCCTCCCCGTCACGCCGTCGATGGCGAATGTAACCGACTGGCTGCCGGTGTTGTCCTTGGTCGGATAGGACACGTCGATCCCGCCGGCCTCAAACGTAACGGTGCGACCGTCCTCCGTCCCGCATGTCTGATTCTCAAACCCGGCACAAATCAGGATTGATTCGCTCCAGGCATCGCTGAAAATCTCAAACGTAGGGATTAGAACCTCGGTACCTGGTGATGCGTAGCAGACGTCGAGTGGATTCATGGCTCCGGCCACTCCTGGTTAACTCCAGCATCGAAAGCCCCCATATGGATTTGGTACGGACTGAGCGGCCACTCCCTGTTAATGGCAGGGTCAATGATGTCCTTGTTGAACCAGAACTCTGGGAAGTTCTCCCAGCCCGGCTCCATCAAAGGCCGATCGCGAAGCTCAAGCGTTGCGGAAAACTCCCATCGGTTTACCTGCACAAGTTCTGGCCCGTCATACATGCCTAGGATCCGGCAGATGTAGTCCTTGAACCCAGCTGGTGTCTTAAGTGTTGCTTCGAACCAAAGCGTCCCATCTACCAATGTGCGAGCAAACCACGCTTCAAAGAACGATGCCTGCATCTCGTCCATGTTCCATCGGACTTTGATGCTAGTAGGAACAAACGTGAATCGGCGGCGCTCCCTGATCCGCCCCGAACTGAGCTGAGAGCTCAACTTAGGATCTTCGGTGTTGAGCTTGTATCCATCCTGGAGGGGCAACGGCAGTTCTTTCGGGTACTTGATCATGAGCCCACCGTGCTTAGATTGTATTTTTCAGATAGGGCCTGGTGCGCGGATCCATCGCTCATGATGTTCGCAACGAAGATGTCGATCACATCCCCGCCATCCTCTCGCCGACTCTCAACCCGGCCGGCCTTGGATGCGTCTTCATTGAGGTTGACGATTGTCGCGGAAGGCGCGGCTGCGCCTCCTAGCGCAGAAGAAGACCTGCTAGACATGCGCTCTCCAGCATTGATCGACTCAAGAAGCCCTCTGTTTCTGGCTGTAGCTGCAGCGTTTACGATGAACTCGCCGTCGCTGATGCGCGCCAGATTGCTATCGGACTTCGCGGTACCCGCGCCAGTAAAGTAGCCACCAGTGGCGAACCCTGGAATTACTGCCAGGGTCGATGCAAGCGCAGTGGTTGAGGTCAGTGCTGCGGCCGCGGGCACGGAGTTCGCACCGAAGCTCGCCAGAGACGCCAGTGCTGCTGCCGGCGCCCAAGCGGCAGCGGTAGTGCCAGCCAGAGCCGCAGTTGCTGCTGTGCTCGCCGCCCCAAGAGTTGCGCTCAGCGCAGCGTTGACCACCATCTGGACGCCCATCTTGACGAAGCCAGCGATGATCTCGCGCAATACGTTCTTCCCGATATCACCGAGAGTGCTGAACGATAGAGTGCCGCTCATGATCGCTGATGTGATGTCGGTGGAGATCGTGTTGAAGGCCGACGAGAAGATCGACTGGGTCTGCCCTGCGATGTCCATTGCCTGCGTGCCGAAGTTCTGGACCGCCGCCGTCCAACCGTTGATAGGGTTGAGCATGGCCTGATCCATCTGGGCCCAGCCGGCTTGCATTTCTGCTATGCGCAGCGGCAGATACTCTCTCTGCAGGTCGATCTGCCTTTGCAAAGCTTGCTTCTCCCGCTCCGACTCAACCCTGTCCTTTTCCCCCATAAGGTTCTGGATAGTGGCGTTCGTGTCGCGGACGAGCTGAATCTGCTTCTGGTAGCGCTCGGTTTGAAGGTCGCCCATCCCAACAGAGTTGGTATTGAGCTCATTCTGATCGCGGTCCGTTTGTAGCTGCTTCTCAAGCTGTGCCCGGTACTGCTCGGCCTGGGTAAGGCCTTGGGCGCCCTTGATGGCGGCGGCGTAGTTGACGGATACCTGGGCGAGCGCCTGGTTGTATTCGTCTTGAGTGATCTTGCCTTTGGACAGCAGAAGAGCCAGCTGGCCCTGCTTCTCTACGTACTCCTGAAGCGCAAACTTGGCTGGCTGTGCTGCCTTATACAGCCCGTCAAACGCCGTTTGAGCGGCGCTTAGTTTGCTGGCAAGGCCACTTTCAGCCTTTGGCTTTTTAGTCTTTGTGTCGGTGTTGCCGTCGATCTGGTCCAGAACATCCTGGACCATCTGCGCGACGGTCTTCGTTTGCGCCTTCGCCTCCTGCTTCGGTGGCTGCGCCTGTCCGAATGTGAGCAGCGACGACCCCTGAAGGTTCTGTTTTGGTTGATAGGTTTCGACCAGCGACAAGCCCTTGGCATAGCGAACCGTTTGATCAATGACCGTCTGAATTGCGTCAACCTGGCGCTTCGCGCTCGACTCCGCCTGCTCAGCCATCTTTTTCATGGACTGGGCTTGGCTTTCGGTCTGAGCCTTGATCGCCTCCGAAGCAGTGATAGAGGCTGTCAGCTGGACTTTGAGGCGCGACTGCTCCTCGGCTTTACCGTCCTTGACTGCCTGCTCGTACTTCTTCAGCAGATCGGTTTGCTGGCCTATCAGGCGGGCGTATTCAATTTGCTGTGTATTGAAGCCTGCTTTGGCAGCGCTGTACGCGGCTTCCTGGGATGCATTGGCCCCTATCAGGTCTCTGGTCTGGGTCAGTTGCGAAATGTACTTATCCCAAGCCTGAGCCCCGCCCGATACGGCGGCAGAGGATGCAGACTGAGAATCAGCTAGAGCTCGCGCACCCGCCGCCGCCTTATCAAGCGGCTCCTTGCTCTTCCCAAGCAGTGCCTGGAAGTCGGCGGCCTTCTGGCTGCTGCTTGAGTACGACGCGGCAAGCTTGACCAGTTCATCACGGTAAACAGCGGACACCTGCGTGTTGCTGCTAATCCACGCTGTCAGGGAGTCGAGAGACCGCTGGCCGGACTTGACCTGGTCAAACATCCGCTGGAATTCGCCGACCGCCTCGACACCCGACGAGCCAACCGAAGAAAGGCCAGCCTGAGCCCGGTTGAAATAGTCGTTCAGTGCGCTCGTAGCTGATTCCAGGGCTTTACGCTCTGACTCCATCCATGCTGCGGACTGGTAGCGCTGCTGTTCAGCTGTCAACTTCTGGTACTTAGAAATCGAGTCGTCGATCGTGAGATTTTGGTCGATAAGCGACTGTGTTGCGCTATCACTGCTGGTGGCGAAGTACAGCGCCGCGCCAGCGGCCACAGTGATGGCCGTGGTCAGCAAACCAATAGGACCACCTGCCAGACCAAGCAACGCGGAAGAGGCTCGGGCGCCCGTGCTTTGTGCAGCATTAAGGTGTAATTGTGCTGCACTTTGTGCTGAGACTGCAGCCGTGTCAGCTTCTCGCGATGCAACCAATGCCACGTTTGCGGCAGTTACGCGTGACTGAGCGATAACTTCCGCGCTCAACGATTGATTATGTGCCGACTGAGCTGCTGTCTGTTGAGTGGTGACTGCTGCCTCCGCCAAACGGATTTCAGCCAGGCGAGCCAAGGATTGCTGACGACCAACATCGGTAATCTGTGCACGAAGACGTTGCTGCTCAAGAGTTCGATCTGCGACAAGCTGCGCCTGAACCGCCTGGATCTGCGCCAGCGCATTTGCCTGGAAGGCTCTGGCCGCAGCCGTTTCAGCCAATGTCCGCTGCGCAGTCGCCAACGCTGCAGCCTGATCGGCGACAGCGCTTCGACTTGCCTGTGCGGCTGCATCTGCTGCCGAAAGTGTTGCTTGGCGCTCTGCGACGATCTGCGCTTGCGTGGCAACTATCGAGTCATAGCGGGCCTTTGCTGCTGCTGCCAAAGATATGACAAGCCCGGTACCAACCCGGGCGGCGTAGGCGCCGGTAACTGCAATCAGGGCGTCAATATTCGACACCAGGCCCTGGAACCCTTGAACCCCAATGCTTGCGATGCTCGACAGGGAGGTAGAAAGGGCCTTGATGTTGCTGATGATCTCGGGAGACGCAAACGCCTCTCCCAGAGATTTCACGGAATCAATGGCCGGCTGGGTATCAACCTGGCCAATTGCGGCGAGAAAGTTGTTCTTCAGCACCTGCGATGCACGCTCGAACAAAGGCGGCATGGTGGCCACTTCTTTGTTCAGGGACGAAAGCGAGCGCAGCAGGGAGTTCATCACTATTTCGGATGTGATCTTGCCCTCGGCAGCCATAGCGCGGATCTGTCCATTGGACACGCCCAGGTACTCGGACAGAGCGCGAGTGATACGCGGCGCCTGTTCCATTACGCTGTTCAGCTCTTCTCCGCGAAGTACGCCGGATGCCATTGCCTGGGAAAGCTGGATACTTGCCGCTGTTGCTTCCTGCTGCGTTGCGCTCGATACCAGAAACGCCTTGTTGACCGCATCCGTCGCCTTGAGCAGCTGCTCTTGGGAGAAGCCTGCACCACGGGTGGCGTTCGACATCCGGGTGAACAGCGTTACGGTGCTTTCCAGGCTTGAGCCTGTGGAGTTCGCCATCGCCTTCAGTGTTTCGAAAGTGCGGGCTGCCTCGGCGGTCGAGGTGCTGACCAGGTTGATTTGGCCGGACATGGTCTTGAATCGATCAGTCATCTCCAGCAGGCTGCTGGCTAGGCGACCAACACCGATCCCAGCCAATGCGCCTGCCGCAGCCTTTGCAGCCGACCCAAGCCCGCGAACACTGACCGTAGCCTGGGAACCAGAGTTTTGCAGGCTGTTCAGGCTGCCTCTGAGTGCGTCGACCTGCTGTTGAGCGCTTCGCGAGTCGATGACTATCGAGAGCCGGGATTCCTGCGCCATAACTTTCTCCAGGCGTTAAAAAACCCGCTGAGCGGGTTACGGTTTTTTCGGTGGCTTGGGCTTGTCCCTTTCCTGCTGCTCTTCCCAGCTCTTCCGGAAGTCATCGTCAAGGGCGAAAATGGCGGAGTCGAACTCCTCACGACTTATCGCAGAGGGGTACCTACTCAAGTAATCGCCGATTGCGGCTGGACCGATTGGAGCGGGCGCCCCCATCATTCCCACGTACTGCCGAGAGCGGCCGATGATTGCGTAGGCCTGAAGTATTTCGGAGGTCACGCCATCAATTACAGGCGCTTCTGGAACACCGCCCCCTAAGCGCTCTTCTTTCCAGCGCTTTTTCTCGTTGGCTTGGCCTGCCCAGTCGCGGCCCCACTGGTACGCCGCGAGGGCTTTCCCACGGTTCCGGCTACCTTCTCTTCGGCACGCGTGGCGATGTCGCTCGCCACCTTGAGGGCGATGAAGTACACGTCTGGGCGCACAGCGATGAGAAGCTTGCCGCGCTCCTGAGTGTATGGAGTGTCGACACCTGGAGCTTCGGCCTCCTCCACTCCCTCCCAATCAAGAATCAGGTGCTTGCAAACTAGATCGACCAGCATGTCATCCATGCTCTCAATCTCGGAAATTTCAGTGTTCGCTGGATCAAAACCATCCGTGCCGACACCGTAGCGAGAATCCACCACGGCCTGGTGTCGCTGGATCAGTGCGTGATGAGATTTAAACTTTGGGTTACCTGCTGACCCTATCTTGACCTTCACACCCTTGTCGATATCGACCCAGCGCGTGCCTTCAAGGTCCAGCTTTGGAGCCTGAGTAATGACGAGAGCCATAAATTCCTCTGCGGTAAAAGGCCCGGCACGCACCGCAGGGCGCGCCGGGCAAAGGGTTTAAGCGGTGATGGTGATTTCAGCAGTGTCGGTTTTGGTGACATCCGCTTTGCTGGTAGCCGTGATGGTGGCGGTACCAACTGCCACGCCTTTGACCAGGCCGGTAGCGCTGACGCTGGCCTTGGTGGCGTCGGAAGTGGTCCAGGTCACAAGCTGGCTTGCGCCTACCGGGGTTACAGCCGCTTCCAGGTCGACAGTGGCGCCCACGGCAACACTGGCGGTTGCTGGGGTTACGGCTACGGCGGCAATAACGATTGGCGCTGGCAGTCGGGTGATGGTCGGTGGCACGCGACGGCCGGTGTAGCTCAGTTCGACTTGGATGATGTCGGTCGAACCGCCGTCCGGCCAATCACCGCTGACTTCCATTTCTGGCAGGAAGAAGGTGTAGCCGCCGTCGGCGTTGTTCAGCGTGAACTCGAAGCTGAGTGCATCACCGGTCTGCTGGGCTTTCCAGTAGGTGTAGGCCGCTTTCGACCAGCTCATGGTGATAGAGCCGGACGGGGTGAACGTGGTCGGGATGATGTTGCCAGGGAACGGGTTGCCGTTACCGATGCAGCGCTGAGTCTGGACGGCGTTGTCGAACTGCAGGTTGAAGCTGTCGACGCAGGCGTTGTCTTCACCCAACTGCACACCGTTGATCTTCAGGCCGGTCACGTCCTTGAAGCCATAGCGGCGCTGGCGCGCCTCAGACTGCGGGTTGACGATGAACGACGTGTTGTCGGCCTTGTCGTCCCAGGCAATCGCGGCAAAGGTGGTGGTGACGTTGATCTCGTTGTCATTCGGGATCTCGAAATTCATCGTCGCCACTTGGGCGCCTCGGGCAATCGCCGCAATACCTACGTCGCTGGCGTAGGAGCCGATCGAGAACGAGATCCGGTCGTTGCCCATGGTTAGGACGTTGCCGACCCAATCCTTGCCGAAGCAGGACGCAAGGAATTCATCCAAGGCGCCGAAGCGCAGCTTGGTCTCCACGTCGCCGCCAACATCAACCGTGGTCTGGGCGGTGCCCTGGGCCATGCGATCAACGCCGATTTCGTTGTTTTCTTCGCTGTTGTAGGTGGGCAACAGGCCGAAGCTGACCCGGGTCAGGACGTTCCAGTCGCCGGGCGGGGTGATTCCTGGGGTGATCTCGCGTTTCCACGCGGTCGAGACCTTGGCACCACTGGACATGGGGTGTTTCTCCTATCAATAGGCGTAAAAAAACCGCCATGTGGCGGTGGATGGATGCGTTTACTTGGCTCAGCCAGGGTTCGAGGTGGCGATAATCAGAACGTTGTCTGCATCACGCCCGTAGACCACTTCTCCCGGATTCAGTAACGGCTCGGGATATTCAATCTCAACGCCGTCCTCACCAGTTCTTCTGGTCATGTGCGCAACCTCTCGGTCGACGACTACGGCGCCGAGCCTTACCTTCATCGTCTGCATCAGTAGGCCCTGTATGGAATACGAACGTTGACCTGATACCAACCCAGCCCGTCGTCGCCCACAACCTGCGCAGAGGCGGCGAAGCAATCAAAAGGCCCAGACGGGTCGCTGTAGTACTCGAATTGCTCGACAAGCGTGTCAGCTGCTCGCGTGATGGCAAGCGTGCCCTTGTATGTAGGCACGAACAGCTGAATGACGATGATCCCGGTTCGGCGCACGCATGGGCCTATGCCGACCTCTGGGGTACTGGATAGGCCCGGTACATCTGCGAGCCTGGCCCAAATATCTCTGCTCTCCTTATCGAAAGGCTTATCGGGGTTCGGATAGTCAACGGCGTCTGATGGGATTCCTGCCCACTGCGTCATGCGGCCGATGACGATGGCGCGGATCTGTTCGAAGGTCATGAGCTGTACGCCTGGGAGACGCCATTGAAGGATACGGCGTAGATTCCGGCCGGCGCCTGCTTCGAATGCCCATCCTCAAGAGGGACGGCATATGGCAAATTGTTCTGGATGAAAACCTGTGTGAATGGCTCAAGCCCTGTCATGACCGAAAGCCCGCGGTTGATCGTGGCCCCGCCGCTTGGATCGACATCCGCTGTAATGGTGTAGACCGGTGACCCAATACTGACGATGTTGTTACCGCGGAAACGTCCGGTGTCCACCGGAGAGCGCAGGACGATCTCATTGAGCATCGCCATCGCGATTACACGGACGCGCTGCGTAAGCTGTTCCTCGATAACTCCGACAAACAAGCTTGGCGGCGTAGTCCATCCTCTCGACTTCGCCATGGCTCACTTCCTCAGCTGGATTTCGTAATGGGCTTTTGCCGGGTCCAGGCCAGGACTTACCAATTGATACACGGCTTGCTGCCCGGTGAGCAGATCTTGAGTGGTGATCTTGTGTCCAACGGCCGGAACGTCCGTGATTTCGTTCGCCAGACAGATCAGCATCACGTCGCCGACCTTGATGTTGATGTTGTCGATGCGTCGGCTGTCGTAGGAGTCCAGCACGCCGCGCCCGCTGTAGAACACTGGCTGCGCCGTGGTCTCTTCTGTAATTGGATTGCGAACACCGGGGCCCAGGTACTCACCAGTGAATGGGAAAACCGCATCAGCCAGGTCGGTATCAAACGCCTCGGCCAGGTCGGCCTGGATATCGTCGCGTAGGCCCATTTCAGCACCTCACGACTTTGACCTGGCCAGAGCCAAGGTAGTTGGCCAGCAGCGCCAAGGCGAAAGACTCGCCCGCGCTGATGGTTCGGGACGACTCGGAAAACGACTTGCTGCTGGACACGCTACCGGCCTTCACGGACTTCTCCGCCACACCGGTTTCCTTCGTTCCGTAGATCCGGCCGGCTGCTGCCTCCCTGGCAATCTCGGCTCCGGCCTGGACCACATCATCCGGGATCTGGTCGAACGCTGGCAGACCGAGATTGGTAAGCCATGTGTTCGCCATCAGCACCGCGCGCGGCTTCTTGTCTTCCGTGGCCCAGCTGGAACCCAGCAGGGCGTCCACCTGCGCAACACTGATGTAGGTCGTCACGGGGCTTTACTCCTGCGGCTTGTCGAGCAGCTCGGCCAGGGCTGGACGCTCGGCGTTTTCATCGAACGGAATGCCTTTCTCGGCCAGCTTCGCCTTGATCTCATCGACCTTCAGACCCTTGGACGGCTTGTCGCCACCCGAAGACCCTTTTTTCATCGGCTCGGGGTGCTTGTAGTCATCAGGCGCGAACTTGGCGTCGATGATCTTGTAGCCCTTCTGGCGCAGTTCGGCTTTACGCTCAGCAGTGACCGGGTGTTTCTCGTAAACGATTTTCTCGTCCATGGTGGACTCCTGGAAGGTGGATTAGGCGACCCGAAGGCCGCCTTCTCGATTACTGGGCGGCATCGCCGATGGTGAGAACGCCAGCCGAAGCCTTGATGCTGTTCGCAACCAGATCCCAGTTGGTGCCGGTGGCCAGCTCGGCGCTTGTTGGCGACTTGCCGCCGTTGGCTGTGTCCCAGGTGTAACCCTTCATGCCCAGACCGAAGGTGTAGTCCGCCTGCATGGTGGTCTCGATCCGCTCCTTGCCGTTGGAGGTCTGGATGTTGGTGATGAGGTCGGAGCCATCCATGACTACCGCCGCGCCGTCGGCCAGGCTCAGCACCTTCTGCTTGTTCGGTGTGCCGGCTTCGTACAGGGCCGCGGCATCAGTGATGATTACGGCCTTGCCCAGGATATCGACCACCTGCACGCCGCTGAACTGGAACAGTCGCTCGGCGTTCGCCAGGTTCTGACCCAGGAGCTTGTGGTACATGGCGCCGGTCATGACTTGGGCAACCAGGCGCTGAGAGGCATCACCGAACAATGCGTGGGCATTGTTGATGGCGATGTAACTCACGCCGGCAGTGGCCGAAACATCGTTGGTGGCGGACGGCTGGTTCCCAATCGCAGCCACCAGGGCGGCAATCGCAGTGTTCAGCTGGTCCGACATGATGGCTTCGGACAGATTGCGGCTGATTACTTCCAGCGCCTCTTCCGGGTTCTTCTGCACCCACGACAACTGCGCCGGCTCCCACAGGATGGGACCGAAGCCGCCCGCGATCTTCACGGAGTCGTACTGCTTCTGCGCCAGAGGCGTTGCAGCCTGTGCGCCGTTTGCAGCATAACGATCAACACGACGCTGTGCGCCATGCAGGCCGGCCCAGAACGACTCTTGAAGGAAGTCGCCGTCAATGCCTTGAGTGGTCAGGCGGATGGAACCTGCCGAAGCAGCGTTGAATTTCTCAACGTCTTGCGCCAGGGTCTCGATGGTGACGCGTTTGAGGTATTCGTTGAATACCTTCATGTTCGAAAGGGCCATTGGGCCTCCTTATTCGGTAGCGGTCAGGCCTTTGATGGCGGCGACTCGATCTTCCTTGCTGCCACCAAAGTCACCCTTGGTTTTTTGGCTCGGATTACCGCCATTTGGTGCGCCGCCGCCATTGGCGCCGGAGCCCTTCAGGATGTGATCGCGATGGGGGTACTGTGAGACGAGGGTTTCAAGCGCTTCGTTGAAGTCAGCCAGTTCGCCTGGGCGAGCGCGGCTGAAGATCTTCTGGCCCTGGGTGTCATAGGCGACCACCTTGCCTTCCTCAATCTTGAAGTTGCTGCCAAACGCGGCCTGGACCATATCGGCCGGAACAGCCATTTTCTCGGCGATGAACTGGGAGCGTGCGAAGCTGCCACCGATCTTTTCGGCATACAGCTGCTGCTCGAAGGTCTGCGCCTTGCCGTTGGCTTCGTCAAGCTGACTTTGGAAGGCCTTGCTGATCTCGCCCTTCACCTTCTCGATCTCGCCGGCATCCACCAGCGTTTTAGCGTCGAGATTTGCAACAATGCCCAGGGCCTTTTTGGCCGCCGCGGGGTCGTCGATGCCTTCGAAGCTCTTTACGATCTTCTCGGCGGAGTCGGCGCGTACACGGTGGTCTTTGGCTTCGGCGTTCAGGCGGGTGATGGTGCTGCGAGTGCCCACAGCATCAAAGGCGACCTCTTTGCCATCGTCTTCGACATATACGGGCTTGCCATCCAGGATCTCAGCGTATTGCTTGCCGTCCACTTCAACAGTCTTGAGTTTCATCATGTCTCTCTGGGCCATCCGGCCAGTTGATGAGCCATCCGGCTCTTTGTCGCCCCGTCCATCCGAACCGCAGGCAGAAAAAAACCCCGCATATAGCGAGGCTTGGGTTGCGACACAAAATCGAATGTCGGCATTTCGTGTCTCGGGGAATTACAGGCGCTCCCGCAACTGATCCAGTGTGAGGAATTTCCCACGGTCATTGTAGAAGTCGTCCAGCTTGAGCTTTTCCTGTCGCAACAGCTTGCCGCGCTCAGGACCAAGAATCTCGTCCTGGCGCGCCGCTGACTGACGGGCCAGCCATTGGGCATAGTTCGTTGACTGCGGCACCTGGCCGTCCATTGAGGCCCGTGTGGCTCCATCGCTGAAGCCGAGCTTCGATGCGCTCTTGAGGATCGGCAGCTTGGTCGATCGGCAGCACCAGTGGATTCTCCCAGGACCTGCAAGCCATGGGATTTTGTGCCCTATAGGCAGGTAGGTCCCAAGGGTGTACGGCAGACGGTCCCTGATGCGACAGGTAGTCGAAGTGCGTGTGTCGAGGGTGCTTATCCACTCAACGTGACTGATGATGTCGCTGTTCGCCTCGAAAGCCTTATCACTGGCAGCCTCGGCGGTACTCGATACGGCAGACCTGACAACGGCCTCTATCTCCCTGCGCGACTTTTGCAGGATGCCGTCGGCGTACTTCTCCGCCCTGGTGCCCATGATGTTGCGGACGATTTCGGCGGTGGTTCGCCCTTCAACGACCCCAGCACGCACGGCGTCACGAACGGAGGCAGCCCGAGACGCCTCAATGCCATCCAACCACTCCCTGAGCAAACGCCCCTGGAATGGCCTGGCCTGGGCAATCGCCTTGACCTGGCTGAACTGCGCAACGGCAATCGGGAAGGACTCCTGCACGACGGCGGGGATCACAGTCTGAAGCGCGCCCTGCTGGAATGCGATCTCATAACTGATAACGCCGTCAGTGGCCTGGTCAAGTGCCTGACGGACATCCACGAAAGTGGACTGATTCAGGCGCAGGACTTTGGACAGAGCCGCATCCACCGAGTCCGCCGACAGATTGGGGCCAAGGTTGTCGATCGCAGCAATCAGCGAAGCACGCAGATCAGCGTCCTTGCTGTTGAGGATCTTGATTATCGCAACGACCTGGGCATTGCTCAGGTGTTGCAGGTCAACCTCATGCCCGATCAGCTTATCTAACAGCTTATCGTTGGGGGTTTTCATCACAGCGTACCGAGTGCAGGGCCTTGGCCTTCAATCTTGGCCAACTCCAGGGACCATTCGTATTCGTCACTGATGACGCCCCGGCGCTGCATCTCGGCGAACAGGGTTTCCTTGGACAGCATCCCAGCATTGGCCATCGCGACAAGCGTCGGCAGTGACACCTCTGGCATGTAGTCAACGTCGAAGTTGCCGCGAATCTCGACCGCGCCGCCTTCGCCCAGGCTACGGTAATCAGCCATGAACTGGAGCAGTTGCGCCAAGCAGTCAGCAAAGTGGTTCGCCATACGGGCCAACGGGGAAAGCTCCTGAGCGGACTCCTCTTCTGCCTGGGTGGCAGTCTTGGTGGCGCTCTTCTCTGGCGTGAGCAGCTTGGCGCCGGCCATGCGCATTTCGTCGAGTAGGTCTTGCAGCGCCTCCCGGCCAGCCTTGACGGCAGCTCCGGTGTGCTCGACATACTTGAGGTCGCCATCCTTGGGCAGATCGGTCAGCGCGCCAGTGCCCACTTTGAATTCAGGCGGAACAGGCTTGCCCTGGTTGTCGAACGTGGCTTGCACGCCAAGGCGAACCAAGATCGGCACACGGATAACGTGAAGGATATTGTCCTGGTCGCTCTGGCTCTGCCAATGCTTGACGTTGAGGTGGGCCAACTCTAGCAGTGGGGGCTTGGCGGTCATGAAGCCTGTGCGACCCGTATAGAAGGTCACCAGGGGGATGTATTTGAGGCTGTTCGTACCCTCTTCATGCAGAACCAGCGCCCCACCCTTCTCCGGTGCTCGGTAGGTCCGCCACGACCCAGGCTCAAGGACCCGGACCTGATAGACGCACTTCACGCCAAACTCGCCATCCGGCTCTTCGACAGACTCGGAGTAGCGGAACATGATGAGCTGGCCGCCATTGGAGCGCCAGCCAAGAACCTGCTCTGGCTTGATCATTATTGCGTACGGACGAACTCCGGCTGCGATTTCCTGGGCCTGGGTGCGGACGCCTTCGGCAACAGGGTGATCCACAAGCGCATGACAAAGTCCGTGACTCAAGCCCTCGCGGAAAAACTCGACAGACCAGGAATTCAGGTCATTGCCAGCATGGTCGATGTCCTTGGTCATTTCCTTGATCTGATCGGGCACATCTTCACCGACCTGCAAAGGCTCAGCGAACACCCGGGAGGTCATGTTGCCGACCGTCTCCGAGTAGGCAGGGAGCAGCGTGGACAGCCTCAGACGCTCCTTGTAGGAGTTGTCATCCTCGGCAGGATACTGAGGCAGCAGGCTCTTGCCTTCATTCCTCATTGCCATCGTACCGCTCATGAGCGGAGTAATCACGGCCCAGTAGGCGCGCATGGCGTCGACAGCAGGCAGCGTGATTGCCGGGTTATCGCTCATGGTTACATTCTCAGTGGTTGGGTTGATGTCATCTCTGCATTAATCGGGTAACGCTTGGCGATGAAGTAGCCGCCGGCATCGTTCATGTGGTCGTGACCCTTCTTAGGATCCTTGTCAGGCTCGCCCTTGTCGGTGTAGGTCTGGCGCTCCAGGCACAAAGTGAACTGAGGGCATTGGTCAATGTTCACCTTCATCCGGCGCTCGCCGTAGGTGTTCAGGAACATAGCGTTGACGGAATTCACTCGATCCTTCACGCCAGGGTTGGTCGAGTTGACCACGACGGTGAAGCCGGCCTTCATGAGCAACGACAGGTCCGACTCGCTGGCATTCTTGCTGCTGGTGTTCTGGCCCGAGGCGTCCGGATAGACGGCGATGTTGTGCCCGACGAACCGCGCCTGGATCTTCTCGATCATCTCTGGCGTATCGCGCACGGAATGAAACTCATCCAAGGCCAGCGGTAGACCATCGCGGACAACAAAGACAACCGCCGCCATTTTCATGACGTTGAAGTCCATGCCGATGTGCAGGGCCTCGCCAGGCTTGATTCGCTCGCCGGTCCTGCATTCGGATCGGCTAAAGGTGTAGTAGACAACGCCCGAGTAGTTCTCAAACCCGGCCTCGTATTCCTGGCGGAACGTACGCGGGTCCATCTTGCGTTTGGCCGCATCGAGCTCTTCAGGAGGGACGTTCCCGCCCTGGAGTGACGTGTACTGCCAGCTCTTGTGATCCGGCTCGCCGCCTGGCTTTCCGTCCAGATAAGTGTCGTAGCAGTGGTTGAAGCCCTTCGGAGTGCCAATGCGCAGCGCGTGACCCCCTTTGCGGACTCCTACGTCGGGAATCGTGTACTGGCAGGTCGAAAGCATCGGGCGCAGCACTTCTTCCCAGGCTGCGTATTTGCAGTCCGCCCATTCATCCACCAGGACAAAGAACAGGCCCGACCCGCGGAGATCGTCGTAGTTCTCAAGACCCACGCACCGGATCAAGTGACCGCTCTTGAGCGTTATCAGCATGTCGGTTTCGTTTGGCTTGCTCTCGCGCCACTCTGGCGGGATGGCCTGCTTCAGCCTGCGCCAGAAGACGCGGCGGGCCTGTTTCTGTGTAGGAGCCGCGTACCAAATCTCATCCTCGACGCTCACGCCCCACTCAGCAGCCAGTCGCGCAGCTCGGCGCATCTCAGCCTTGCCGAGGAAAGTCTTACCAAACCGGCGCCCACACACGGCATCGCGAAAGCGCGCATTGGGCTGGAATCCCCAGACGTAAATGTTGGCCTGCTTCTTCGTCAACTGAACCGGGGCATCATAGGTACGGGGTAGTCGGGACATTCTCGTCTGGCTCCAGCGTGTACTCAGCAATGGCGTGCTGCTGATCCGCCTGAGAGCCAAGGGGCTTTTCAGGTTCAAGGCGACGATTCACGTAGACGTCGCCAACCTCTTTAGCGGCCTGCTCCAGCAACTGAGCAGTAAGGGCCATGTTCTTTGAGTTCTCGGCCTTTACAGCCATGCGTCCAAGCGCGCGCAAGCGATAGGCGCGGTTGGCGATTGGAATCTCAGCAGTCTCTTCGCGGAACCGCTTGCGGGTGTCATGGAACAGCGTCACCCACTTGACCGCAAGGTTCACCCCGGCGCGCTTGGTGGGGTCGTGCGACTCACACAGCTGGCGAGATATCTCAATGCCGAATTCCTGTTTGACCTGCTCCACCACCTGGGAGGGAGTGTCAAAGCACGCCAACGCCTGAACGATGAAGCCTTTCACCTCATTTTTCAGGGCTGCCATAGGTTTGGTTCCGTCTAATGCCTGTCAAAAATCAGGCCGATCTCAGCAGACAGGTTCCGCAGGCCCTCGCAATGTTCAATTTCCCCACCTCAGCAGGACTGTTTGCAGCATCCACCAACACTTGAACGTCAGGGCTTGCACCGTAGCGGCGGACGACACCGACAAACTCTTCGACGTCGTGACCGCGCATCTCCAGCTTCGGCGCCCCCTCCTTGGTGAAGGCAGGCTGGCCGTACTTATCGTTGGCGTGGGCGATGTGGTACAGCTCATGCTCAACCAGTGCGCAGAAGTCGGTGTCACTGCACTCGGCGCAGTAGTCGGCAGCCAACGTGATGATGAAGGCCGGCACATCGCCGAACCAATCACGCATCTGTTGCTCCATTCGGGCTTTCTGCCAACCACCCGCGCGGAACGCTACCTGCTCGGCCTGGCCCAAGACTGTGCGGCCCTGCTTCTCGAAGCTCGACGACGCCCACATGATCCGGATGTCTGCATCCAGAAGATGAGCATGGTCTTCGTTGTGAATGATGCCGGTGTCGGCGAGGATCTCGGCCTGGAGCCACTCCCACACTTCAGGTGCAGGGGTCAGGCGGATGCCGAAGTCGGATAGATCGGACAGCTCAAGCAGTGACGCCGGGGGCAGTGGTCTTTGCATCAGCCATCCCCTCTTTAATGATCACAGTACGGATCGTGCCGCCGGTGTAGACATCGCGCTTGGCCGCAGCCTCGACAGCTTCCTTGGCTGTTGCGCCCATATCCATCGCAGCCAGTGCAAAGTCGCGCCCGCTACCGATGGCAAACGGTCGCTCCATCCACACCTCGTCCACCCAGAACCCGCTCTCGGCATCGCGACCAATCTGGCAAAGCCTGCCATTGGTGACGACCAGCCCGTTCGCATCGAGCGGCTTATCGCTGGACTTCATGCCGAAAAACTCATCCATCAGGGCGGCAAAGTCCGCACCGCAACCGGTGAACAGGAACTGATGCCCACTCCTATGGATCAGCTTCTCGTAGTCGTCGTGGTCGATGAGAGAGCCGCGCGTCACTCGGGAGTCATAGGCAATCACTCCGTCTTTGTAGGCAATGGTCGTCATGCGGTCACCTGTTGTAGCCACTCTTCAATGATTCGCCGCACCACCAACTCGGTCAGGATGGTCGACGGCTTCTTGCCCTCAACCACCGATTGGATAAGCTCACGCGGAAGAACGTGGACACCATCACTGGCTACCACCTTAAGGTGCGGGCGGTGGTCGGCGATATCATGGACTTTAGCGGTCATTGGCACACCATCTGGTGGGTTTGCGCATGGGCGTGGCCGTGGAGCAAGCTCACGATCAGCCCCTGGGGCAGCCCGGCTGCCTTGGCAGCATCCACTGCATCGGCAATAGCCTTGTCGAGAGCGCTTACTGCGGCGTTGATGTCTTGGCCCAACGGGAGCGCGTGGCGCAGGCGGGTAACGTTATGCATCGGACAGCTCCGCGCCACGATTTGGCGCATTTGAAAACGTGGCGCGGATTACTTGGTCCGACGCTCGACACCACCAGGTGCCTTGTCACAGTGCAGGCAGTGCTCGCAGTTCAGCGTTCGGCACAGCCAGACCTTCACCCTCTGCCAGTACGTGACCATGAAGATGTGCCGGGCACCGGCCAGTGCCAGGGCGACATGCAGAGTCAGGCCGGCGGTGGTCGGGCCGAAGAAGATGTTCTGGCTGCGCACCATCACAACGAAACCAGTGATGGCGATCGTCGAGTAAATCAGCTTACCGAGGATGCCGTCCCTCACCTTCCCGCTCAGCACGCACCAGGTCGCCCAGGCGGCGATCAGGCCGCAGGCAATGGAGTTGATCAATTCAAGACTCATGGTGGATTGCCTCCCCCGAACCGCTGGCGGATAAGCGCCCAGAGGTCAGCGGCTTTGATGGCTCGGTTGATTGCTGCCAGGAGCGAGCCACCGAATGTGCCCAGCAGGAAACCTATACCGGCAACGATGCTCGGCTCGGTCACGCCCAGGTAAGCACTCACCATCCCGGTCAGATACAGCGAACAGGCCACGCCAGTGATCAAGAAGATCACCCAGGCACGCCAGTCGGCCAGGTCGTCCTTGTGCCACCAACTGGCGACGATTGCGCCAATCAGGCCGGCGATTAGCCACTCGGTCTTATCGAGCAGGCGGTGCAGAAACTCCATGCGCTCGACTCCGTGGGGGCATGCTTGAAATAGGTCAGCCCCAACAGCACTCCCAGCTCAGAGCAATGGGTGTGGTGGGGCCGAAAACGATAGGCCTCAGAGAGCGCCAGAAATTTCAGCTTGAGCGCGATGCTCTGGCGGTGGCATATGAGCAAATGTGGCCACCGTCTTCCCACCCTCAAGCACGTATGTGTTGCCGGCGGGAGAGAATTTTTCAATCTCGCCCTCGATATCCGCAACCTGAATTTCCGGTAGACCGCCAGGGCCCCGACCAAACGCAATGCTTGATCGATTGGCGAGGTGGACGAGCGTGAAGCTCTTGGACGGGTGGCTATCCGCAAGGTCTTCGCTACCCATCATTTTCAAAGTCAGCATGATGCTTCTCCTGGTTCTACTAGTGGTGTTACGGACACAAAAAAGCCCCGATCAATGTCGAGGCCCTGAATAGGTGCGCGCGTCTTTCCGCGCTGTCAGCCAAAGACAATTCCAGCGTCGACGCCCCAATGCATCGATCTCACCGAATCTGTCTCGCGCCACTCCACAAGCATGTGAGGTCAGAGTGCACGGGCTGCCGGTGTTGTTTCCGTACGTCGCACTACCGGCTATCGACGTCCAGGCCTTCCAGAGGGCTGTCCTGGCTACAGGTGAAACTACAGATTCTTTTTGTGGATGCGCCAGCCCATGGCGACACCGGGGTGCAGATACTCGCCGGTGCGCGGATGGCGCGAGAAATCGGTCTCGCCAACTTGGCGTGCGACCGCCTCCCATGCCGTTCTGGCGCGCTCCAGCAGATTGCTTTTGGCTTTTAGCTTCATGCGCACCTACCGGCAGTAGAATTAAGGATCGAGTAGGAGGCGGATTCACATCCGCCGTCCTCTCACACCACCGTACGTACGGTTCCGTATACGGCGGTTCAGGTTATACGGTTAAGTCGGTTTATCGTATCCAGTATCGAGACCAGCCCGAGGCGGTCCCACAGCTTCTTCGGCAACGCCTGATTCATATGGGGCGCTCCCGAGTTCCACCATGGGCCTCGGCCATTGACTGCCGATTTCCACGCCCGCGCCGCATTAAGTCCCAAGCGTATCAAGTTGCGCGCCCTCGTAGAGGGCCGCTTCCATTGACGCCAGACGATACAGCGAAGCTTGTGACGCACCCAGCCGTCCAATTCCTCAAGTGGCCGTCTGCTCTGGCTCAGCTTGAAGTAGCCCGCCCATCCGCGCAGCACGGGGTTTATCCGCTCGATGACAGTCGCCACCTTGTGGCCCCGCGCTTTACGTAGCAGCTCTCTGAGCCGGTCGCGCAAGCGACCCAGGCTCATCGTCGCCACTCTCAGTCTCGGTTGCTGATGCCAGCTCATCCCGTAACCCAAGTAATCACACATCCAAGACCCGGCTACTCGGCTCTTATCCCGATTCAGCGTTAGTTTCAGGCGCTGATTCAGGAAGCGCTCAACACTGGCCATCACTCGTTCGCCAGCACGAGGGCTGCGCACATAGATGTTCGCATCGTCGGCATAGCGCACGAAGCGATGACCCCGCCGTTCCAGCTCGCGGTCGAGTTCGTTGAGCAGGATGTTCGACAGCAACGGCGAGAGCGGGCCGCCTTGCGGCGTCCCTTCCTGCCGTCGGCTGGCGATCCCACCCGACATCTCACCGGCTTGGAGGTACCGCCGGATCAGTCTGAGCACGCGTTTATCTACGATTTGGCGCGCCACGTACGCCATCAGGAGATCGTGGTTGACCCGGTCAAAGAATTTCTCAAGATCGAGTTCCACGCACCAGCGATGCCCTGCCGCCACATGGGCGCGGGCTGTCTCGATGGCTTGGTGGGCGCTTCTGCCCGGACGGAAGCCGTAGCTGTAATCCGAAAACAGCGGGTCGAAGATCGGCGTGAGCTGTTGCAGCAGTGCCTGTTGGATCAGGCGATCCACGACGCAGGGAATGCCCAGTTGTCGGGTGCCGCCTTTGGGTTTGGGGATGTCGACGGCGCGTACACCTTGCGGGTGGTATTCGCCGGCCAGCAACCTCCTCTGGAGGATCGGCCAATACTGATTCACGTAGTCCGCCAAGTCGTCGACCGTCATGCCATCGGCACCCGGCGCGCCCTTGTTGCTGACCACGCGCTGATACGCACGTCTGAGGTTGGCCGGTGCAAGCACCCGCGCCATCAGCGTGTCCGGCTCCGCGTTCGTCCACGTCACAGATGCCGTCGATACCTTTGCGCTGTCAGCCGTCATCCTCGGATTCTGTCCGGGACTCGGAGTCACAGTCTTCTCTTGGAGAAATTTCTGCATTTCGGTATTCAACGAGACTCTGACGCCTACTGGCGGCATAACCTGTTCGGCCCTTGGTGGCGCGGTTATTCGCCACTTACTACGGCTTCGGCTGACTTCTGCACGCTCATCCCATCGCCTCTCGACGCTCGGTAGCACACTGGCAAACGTGCAGATCTCCCAGGGTAATTCGCGCGACCTTCCTGCTTATGCCTGTCGGATCTACGTCACAGCGTTCCGTGCAAGTATTGGGCTTTGAAGATTTTGGCCTTCTTACCCCGCTGCGCCGCCTCTATCCGCTTCCTGTTCGTCAGGCCAGCATTTTGCCTCGGGCTTCCTTCAGATTCGCAGTCACCCGCGACACCCTTGCCTCTGGCTAACACTTCCCCTTGCCGGGTGTGTAGAGGACTTTCACCTCCCAGTCACCAGCGTGGCCACCACAGCCAAGCTGGTTGCGCTTGCGCGCAACGCGCCATGCCTGGCGCACCAATAAAAAACCCGGCGCTGTGGCCGGGTTTCGATGTGGTCGTGCGCTGGAGGTAAGTTGCGCAGTGTGGGAAAAGTACATCGAATTCCCCACCATGGCAACATATTTATGCCGCATCCTCTGAATTTTCCGCGTGTATCACCTGCCAAACTGGCTCTTGCGCCTGAATATCAACTTCCTCGATTGCCTTTCGCAGGAAATTCCAGATGTCGAGCCAGTCGCGGTCCCAGTGCTTGGGTTCGATGGTGATCCCATACAGCTTGATCATGGCGTCGGACACTCGAGCTGGGCCCCACGCGTCACCGCCGCTCACCTCCACCTTGTAGGACTGCAGGGCGCACGTGATGAGGCAATGAACCTTCACCGCTTTGGCGTCGGTAAGCGCGCCAAAGTCCGTATCCGCCCAAATGAGCTTTTCGGCGTTGAGCATGTGCACGACGGTCATGCACGGGTGGTAGAGATAATGCCCCAGCTGCTGCACCTGGAACGGCAGCGACTCGATTGCCTTCTGCACCTTGCCCATGGTGAGAAGGTGGGCTGCACGATGTGTGGAGCGGCCAATCGGTGCGCGCCGCGTTTCGGCAATGCTGATCTTCTGGCGCACGGCCATGATGCGCTCTTCCTTATCCTCGCCCTGGGCAGCGAAGATGATCTCGCGCAGTGCTGCCTTTTCCTTCCTGACTACGGTTGCGGACTTGGCCCGATCAGCCGCCGCAGCACTGATTGAGGCATTCGATTCGTGCTGCGCATCAGTCCACGCTTGACGTGCGTTGATCAGTTTCATGCTGCCTGCCCCTTCTTGAGTTCTCTGGTCTTTGCCCGGTATTCTGCGGTCATCGCCTTCAGTTGCTCGACGGTGTACTTCTTGGGTTCGTGCGGCCCTTCTAGCCATTCCACGGCATGGATGCCGATCTTCTCGATCAGACCGGGCCGATACCCAAGGAGGTTTCCGGACTTACCCATGTTGCAGTTGCGATTGCACTGAAGGTGTACGTTGAGCGGTTCGAAGCGGAGCTCTGGGCTTGCGGCGGTTGTTCTGTAGTGGCCAGCGCAGTACTGGACGTCCGCTGTGGTGCCGCATGAGATGCATGGCTGCCCTGCGTCACGGGCACGTATCCAGGCGTTGAATGCGTGCTGGGTATCTTTGAGGTGGTCCGCCCTGCTCTTCAGCTTCTCCTTGCGCACCTTGATATCCCGGCGCCCGGCCTGGGCCAGAGACTTTTTCTCCTTGGCCTTCTGCACCTCTACGGTTGCCAGCGCACACTTAGGGCTGCACACCGCCTGACCGAGGCGCTGCGGGACAAAGGAGGCCCTGCATGCTGGGTTCTTGCAGGTCTTGGGCTTGGGTTGTTTGGTGGTCAGCATTGATTGCCCTCCACAAATCTGCACCCCTCGGCCGGAGGGTAGAATTTCCCTTTTGCGTGACGCCCCTTGCACCGGTATCGCAAGACGTGAACCGCCACTCCAAGGGCTTCTGACGCCTGGACTAGAGTTGAGTAGGAAATACCATCGACAATCCAGGCTGCTGCCTGCCTGGTGTACATCCCAGGCTTTCTTTCGACATGCCTCCAGGCCTTGCCGTTACGAATCAGGCCTATCAGTTCCGCGCTAACCCCAAACCGGCCACCAACGATGTTGTGCGGCTCGGATGAATAAAGAATCTCTACCACCTGCTCTTCATTGAGCTTTGCGTTTCCGCATTTCTCGCCTTTGAGTGCAGTCCCATGCACTTTTTTATCACCCGAGTTTTCGAGGCTTGTGCCCCAGCGCAGGTTTTCAGCCCGGCAATCGCTGCGCACGCCGTTGTTGTGGCAGCACTGCATCCCCGCGGGCGCAGGCCCCTTGAAGGACTCAATAACAATTGCATGCACCGTTCGCTGATAGCGCTTTGAGTTCCGATAAAGGCTTACGATTAGATAACCATCAAGCTTTCGCGCAACCGGAGAAAGGACCTTCCCCCCATATTCCCTGGGGCCATAATTGGCACGCATGACCCGTGGGAGCGATCTCACCCGGCCAAGGCTTGATACCTCATAAAGCCCTTCGAATCCGCCGACAGCTTTCCAGATTTCATCAGTCATATCGGCCACCCCAGTGATCTTTCTGCGTCCATCTAACGCCGTGCTCTGCGCCGAACGCCTCAACCCAGCAAATCAACTCGCCGCACTGCTTCACGGTGAGCTTGCTGGTGCGCTCGTAGATGACGTCGAAGCCGTTACCGTCTACCGCAGGGATCATCTGCGGCTGATCGCCCGACTCACGCAGCCAGGCGGCCGTCAGCAGGCGCTTCCAGATCAGGACGTCCCACTTCTTCCCGGCGTGTTCGACCTGGGCGGCGATATCGGCCAGGGCCGCGTGCAGGGCCTTGTTCTGCTCCCCGCTGCGGTCCACTTCGGTGATGGCAAGCTTCTTTGGCTTGGCCAGGTCCAGACCGGCGATGTAGCCCATGGCCTTGTTGCGGTCTGATTCGTTGCGGATCTGGAGGCTGGTCATGGCTTCACCCCCGTCGATTTACTAACCTTCCCCTCAGCCTCAAGCTGGCGCATGGTCGTGCGCAGGGTCTTCAGGTCCCAGTAAAACCGCAGGTACTTCCCGATCAGGTTGACCTTCGCGGACAGAACAAGGCTGATTGCCAGGAGCATTGCCACCACCAACAGCGCGCCACCAACCATCATCACGCCGTAACCGAGCCACAAAGCGATTGAGTCGATAGTCATGACTGCTCTCCCTGGCCCAGGGCGGCGTCGAGTGGGTGAGGAACCCTCAGAGGTTCAACGGGGGTGATGCGCTGGTTTTCCATCGCGAGAGCATTAGCGGCTGCTCGCGTCTTCGGGCATGGCAGCCCGCCGTGGTCGGTATACGCACCGCAAATCACACAGCCGGTGTAGCCAATCACAGGGCTCTTCGCTCGCCCAACAAGAGCCCGCCACTGCTCAGCATCCTTGCGCAGCTCTTCCGCCTCCTGCGTCCAGTCGAGCCAAGCGTCGAGGTCGTAGTCGCCCTTCATGCCGGAGCGCAGCGCCTCAACCTCAGCCTTCAGCTCAGCATTCACCTGCTCGTAGGCTTCGTAGCCGGTGCGTAGGCCGGCTACTTCGGCGTGGATCTTGGCGATCTCTTCGCGCGCCGCATTGAAACCGGCAGCAGCATAAACGGCTTCGCTTTCGAGGCGATTGCTATCGGCAATCAAGGCCAAGACTGCGACCGGATTGGCAGCAGCGATGAACTCAGCATCCGCGCGATGGATAACACCCAAAGGGTCGCTTTCATAACTCCACTCGTAGACCACCACATCCATGCCGGTGTGGGTTCCGTGCTCGTTCCAAATATCCTGAACAATCTCGAAGCCTTGGCTGCCGTCAGCTTCGCCGCACATACTCCAAGGTCCTGCCGTTGCAGCTTCGGCCAGCCGCTTCAGTTCGGTGTTGTCGGTCATGGCTTCACCTTAAGGCCTGCGGCTTCGATGGCTTTTTCACAGTCAGCTGCGTACTGACATTCGTCGAAGTGATCGCCGCCGTAATACGGGCTTGTGTAATCAGGAAGCTCAATCACCAGCGCCTCGCGGGATGCTTGCCATGCAAGCCAGGCTGCATGCAGCTCAAGCCCGTAGTAGCCGCCATTGATCTCGTCGCGAGCCATGCATTCATCTGAAAGGCCGAGCCATGGGCACTGGAAAGCCCACTCTTCAAACTCTTCACGCATCTTGTCGGTCATAGCCGCCGCACTCCCTTCTTAGCCAGCGCCTCACGCTCAGCACAAGGCGTGCAAAGCGTCACCCCCGGGATAGCCACACGACGGCCCTCCGGAATAACCTCTCCGCACTCCACGCACTCTGTGGCGCTTACTCCGGTGTAGCGAGGGATCTGGGAAAGGGACCGATTCAGGGCCTCTTCGATTACTACGTCGGCGTCATCGCAGATGTCGCTCATGTCCGTTGCTCCAATTCCTGGGCTTGCTTGATCAGTAGTGCGCGGCGATCCGCCAATTCGTTGGCCGCTTCAATCCGAATTTCCAGCTTTCGTTCTTCGCTGGCTTTGCGCATTTCCATCATCGAGCTCTTCACCAGCTCCAGCTTCTTGCGCAGTACCGGCGCTGGCTGGGTCACGGTTCCGGTAAGCAGGCCAGCAATGGCACGGCCATCCTCTGTGACTGGAACAACACTCAGGTCTGCCAGGTACTTCTGTGCGTGTTCGCGGGGGATGCGCTTCAGCTCCATCGCCTTGGTTACGGCCTGGATGCGGCGGTTAGCGTCGAAGCCCACAGAAACGTGCCAGTTGACCGGCTTGGCGTCTTCACGCGATTGGCTCACAAACCGCTCATACGCGCTGATGAAGGCCATACGTGCGCCGATCTTGTCGCCAGCGTCGAGGACGGGTTTTGCGGCCGCCAGGGCCAACTGGATTTCGTCGGTCAGCACCACGGTTTCAAATTCGTCATTGGTGGTCATGGCAATGGCCCAGGCTTCATCCTTGCCAGGGCGGCCGTCGGCGGCCTGGACGCGCTGAAGAATCGCGGCAAGGGTCAGTTTTCCAGTCAGTTCTCGACGGCATGACCAAAGCGCGTTGGCGATCACGTCCATCGGGTGTTCGGCCAGATCCTCGGCCATCAGCTTGGCGGCTGGTGCGCTCAGGGTTTGCCCGAGCGTTTCAGCAGTGGCGCAGATCGCCATGCTCAGTTCAGCGGTTTCGGCGAAGGAAAGCATTGGCCTGACCTCCTTCGAGAATGCTGCGACTGGCCTCCTGGGCGGCGCTGATGTTCGCCTGCGTGTTTTCCATCTGGCGGGCGGTGACGGCGTTGACCTGGCGGCCGGTGAGCCATTGGGTGCGGATGCCTTCGGCGCGAGCCACCAGTAGGCCGAACTCATGCGAGGCGCGAATGAAGAATGAGTCGTTGATCGTCACGTAGAACGCGGCGACACCCGGGGCCTCATCAGCCCCCAGCCGTTGAACAAGCTGGGCAACCTGGCCATTGACCTTCGCGTTACGCACAGGCTCTACGCCATACCGCTCAAGGTAGGCGATGGTGTAAGAGTCCCAGGTGTTGGTATTTGCAATCTGCGCTTCGGTCTTTTTCTTTGGCTTGGGCTTCAGAACTTTGATGTTCGACGGCGCCGGAGCCTCGGCGACCGGCAAGGTTTTTGAATCCGGGTTCAGGACATCAGGAATCAGTGAATCAGGAATCAGAAGATCAGAATCAGAAGAGAGGGAATCAGCCCGAGTCGTACCGATAATTTCGGAACGTGTACCGAGAAAATCGGAAGTGATACAACCTTCTGAAATAGAAGGGATTTCTGAGTCCTTCTCGTTCTTGTGAGGATTCTGGTGCTTGGTGAAGTTCACGACTTCGATGTAGGCCTTCCCACTCGCCGTGTAGCGAACGATAAAACCTTTGTGAGCCAACCAGTGCAGCATGGCGTCGACGTCAGCTTCTCGGTAAGGGAAGATTTCAGCCTTGATGCGCAGTGGACGGTCTTCCAGGCGACCCTCTTTGTCGGCCAGCAGCCAGAGCCCCTGGAACAGAAGCGTGCACAACGGATGGCCTACGCCGAGTATCTCATTGGTGAACAGTGCCGGTTTGATATTGCGAGCCCTAGCCATTGGAGACGGCCTCCATCTCATTGCGGAATTCGGTCCAGTTTCGAACCTCTTTGGTGAACTCAATCAGTTCTTCTACGTCCAGCCCGGCAGCCACAGCACCCTCCATTAACTTCATGACCTGGGCTTCGTTCACGTACACGCGGCGACGGAGAATTCCGCGCGCATAGAGAAGGCGCTGCTTGGCTTCAGGTAGGCGCTTCGTCGCGCAGATATTGGGAATGGAGTTAAAGAACACGCCTACCGAATCAGGTGTAACTCCTGCGTCTAGCTTCTTTTCTGCGATCTCTGCGGCATCTAGCAGCTCCTCAATGGAGTACTTCTTGAGCCACTTACGGATCAAGGACTTGCCATGGTCATTGATGGTGTTGCCTGGGATGTAATCCTCTATACGGATTGCCACCTCATCTACGATGTCGTCGTCGAGGCCCTTTAGCGAGTCGCGCCAGGCGAGCATCATTTCAAGCTGGTCGCGGCGCTCAGCAAGCTCTTCAAGCTGCTTGCGCTGCATCTCAATAGAGGTCTTGTCGGTGAGAAGGCGATCGCTCTTGCCAAGGTTGCAAGAAACGCATGAAGTGATCAGGTTGATGATTTCGTTTTCGCCGCCCTTGCTGACAGGGTTGATGTGGTCAACATGCAGAACGACGTCGGGAGCCTTTGAGCCGCAGTACTGGCAGGTAAAGGAATCTCGCTTGAAGACCTCGAAGCGCTGTTTTTTTCCGATAGCGATACGCTTCTTCGGGTCAGGCTGATCAAGGTGCGACACGTTTGAAGAACCATCAAATTGTGTCGCGACATTGGCCGGGGTATTGATCGTTTGGTTGGATTGGTGCATGATTCGCTCCAGTTGTTTATTGCTGTTGAAAAAGCCACCCTTGCCCGGTGGCTTTTTTGTGTCTGGAATTTGGTGTGCTAATTCGGTTCTTTTGTGGGCCCTTTTTGGCCCAGTGATTTCGGCGGTGCGTTAATTGAACTCAGAGAAGCTTTTGGCCTAAGCGCCATGGTCAAACCACCCATGGCGATTCCCTCAATCACAATCTCGTTTACTGCCCTGTCGAGGCTCCACCCGTTCTGTTGAGCGAGTTCCTCGATTCTCTTTCTTGTGCCTGGGCTCAGGCCTTCGTAGTCGAGCACTTGACCCTCCTTTGGCCCATCAGGCCGCGTTAGACTCAGTCCTGTCCTTGGCAAGTGCTTCAATGCCTCCGTTCTCGACTGCCCATTCAATGAGCATGAAAAGAACAGTTCCGTGCTGCTTCTCCGCTCGCACAGCGGCCCTTGCAGTTATTCGGTCCAGGGTGTTGTTGAGGCTTACCTTGCGGCGCTTATCTCGGCGGTGATCGTTTGGTTGGTCGTATGCCATTGGTGAGGCTCCTTGGTTGGTCGGAAGGGTTAGGCGGCTGTTTTTTTGGGATGAGCTTCGGCGAGCAGCCAAGCGGTCTCGAATGGCTTGCCATTGGCGGCAGCCAGTTCTGCGATTTTCTTGGCGTATTGGGTTTCGCCGGTGTACTCGGTGCGCGGCAGCGCGTCGGCAACAAGCCACTTGTAGATAGCGCGCGGGGTCTTCCCGCAGGCCAGAGCCACGGACGGAACACCACCAGCATCATCAATCGATTTCTTAAGCGGCCGCATATGGCCTCCGAGTCAAATATGAACTTGCAGTACATATTATGTCGGAACTGAAAGTACATGCAAGGGCATGCGATATTGAACCTATGGTTCAAATCGAAGATATACGCGCCGCGTTTGCCTCACGCCTCAAGAAATCAGTAGCCGCTAAAGGTATTGATCAATGGGGCGCGGGCGCTCGTCTGGCTGAAATTGCCAAGGTCACGCCGAAGGCTGCGAGCAAATGGCTGAACGGTGAATCTATCCCTGGTCCCGCAAAGATGCAGGCGATCGCATCGTTTCTCGGGGTGAGGATCGAGTGGTTGCAGCATGCTTCCGGCGAAGGCCCTGATGCGCCGGCGGATGCTGCCGTAATGGATCAGGAATCCACTGCAGCTAACAAAATCCGCGCAATGCTGGCCGGCAAGAATCTTGGCGAGGACAAACTCAAGAAACTCTTAGCGATAGCGGAGGATGACGACGTTGAGGCTGCTGGTGGTGTGCTTGTGCATGACGCCTACAGGCCTGGGAAGGTCGGCGACGAGGTTTGGATTGCTCACTACGACGTGCGCGGAGCTCTGGGCGGCGGCGAAATCGCTCATGACTTCCCGGAGATGCTCCAGGACGTGCGCGTCAGCCCCTCCCAGCTCCGAGCCATGGGCGTCGAGTTCAAAGAGCACTTCCATCTGAAGATGATCACCGGCTGGGGGCAGTCCATGACGCCAACCATCAAGCATGGCGATCCGCTACTGGTCGATGTCAGCATCAAAGAGTTCGTTGGCGATGGAATCTACTTCTTCTCGTACCAAGGCTTTCAGTACATCAAGCGTCTGCAAATGAAGGGTAAGGACAAATTCAAGATGCTGTCGGACAATCGGAAGCACAAGGCCGAGGACATCTTTCTTGATGAAACGTACATCCAGGCGCGTGTGCTGCTCGTCTGGAATGCCAATCTGGTATAGCCCATGCCCCTCACCAAGCCCAACAAACAGCTGTGCAACGAGCTCAATTACCTTGGGCTGGGCCTCGAGCAAGCCGCGGGCGGCATAATCAACATCACTAAGGACTGCCGAGATGTCGATGCGACAGCTGCCCTTATGCTGATTGCGAAACTCTACAAGCATGCGGATCGGGCGGCGGCGCTTGCGGATGCGGTGAAGGCGTGAAGGTTGTGCGACCTACCTAGCCAGAATGGCATTGCGCACTTGAGCGAGAATTTATGCGTAATCATGGCTTGTGGATATGGGAAGAAGACGAGTGCCTAGCCCTTCGCAGAGCGATTGCCGCTTATAACGCAAGCAGGCAAAAGGCGGATCGTCTAGCTCGGAGCGCCATAGCGAGCGAGATAGGGGTATCCACTTCGACCATTAATAATTATTTTCTAGGTACTAAGGCTCTAGACATTGAGGTTGCTCAAGCGGTTCTTAAGCTTACCGGCATTCCTGTGGAGCGGTTCAGTCAGAGGCTCGCAGAAGATCTGAGGTTAAAGCATGACCCTAACCAAACCTAATCAAGACCTAAAGCGCGACCTCCAGGGCATCGCCTCGGACCTCAAGTGGTCCGCTGTCGAACTGATGCGAATCGCTGAGCGATTGAGCCTGGCCGGAAATGAGGCAGACGCCCAGGCCGTGCTGAAGATCTGCCGAGTGATGCAGTCCGCCGAGGACAAGCTCGCCGGGTATGCGGATGAGGTGCGGGATGGCCGGATCGTGCGGGAACGGGCTGAGTAGGTAGCGCGGCGGGAATTGTAAGCTGCATTAATAAGGGTGAGGAGTAGTACCAGGATGGTTTCTAAGAATCTCATACCTTATGAAGAGGCTATGAAGGGCATCAATACTCAGAAACGATGGTTTGGCGGGGACCGAATTGATTGGGTCATGACCAGCGTTCATAAGTGGCCATCGACGCACAAGTATCGTGCAACGCTCATGGTAGGCGAGCGAACCCTGGAGGGTCTTTTCGTCCAGCTTGAGTATAAGGCTGGCAAGGTTGATGGCGTACCCGAGCACCTTTACTTCGGGTTCTTTGTGAAAAGCAGCCGCTCATTCGCCGTCGACGAAGGTGGCTTCACTCGCCATCGAAACAAGGTCGGAAAAGGTCTCGCCTACTACCAGCAAACCATAGGCCATCCACACATGCACATCCCAGTGCTTGAGGCGTCCTATGGGTACGCTGAGCCCATTCCCAGAGAATCCGCTGAACAGCTATGGCAGCTGTTTCTGATGCGTGCCAATATCACAGGCGCACCAAAACTGAATTTACCTGATGAGATAGGCCATGACGGCCAATTGAGGCTGATATGAACTGCGCAGACCTTGGAAGCGCACTCGCTCTAACCTGTATCCCGGTAAGCGAAAGCGTTATTTACATGGAAAGCCATGTCTCCGTCCCGTACGACGGCAACTTGATCGGTGCCTACGTCCAAGACATAGGTCGCGGCAGGGTCCGAATCTCGGATAACGCAGACACCCTTTTCCACGCGATGACTGTCGGCATCCAGCCAACGGCCGCGCGCGGCAGAAAGCTGGCAGCGATAGCTATGGAAAATCATGTCCAGCTTTCTGATGATGGTGAGATTTTCGTTGCCTGCGATCAAGCCGAGGCACCGTTTTATCTAACGCAGATAATCGATGCTGCCACCGCTATAAGCCACCATTGCGGGCAATGGGAAGCGAGTGGAGAGTCCAGATTCGAGAGCCTTATCTCCGCCGCCTTGAGAAAGACCTTCCCTGGCAAGGTGAAGCGTAATTACTCAATTACAGGAGCCAGCGGGCACCAGCTGAAATTTCCGTTTGCCATTGACGTCGACAAGGCTGAGATTCAAGTGGTGCAAACTATCAGCGCGGTAGGCGGCACTCCTTACTGGCCCTCTGTGTACCAGGCGCTTGGAAAAATGATCGACATCAAGAATGCGATACCTGGCATTCGTCGGACGGTGATTTTTGAGGAAGCGGCTGCGAATGAAATTGCCAAGGCCTCTGCCGCTCTAGCTGAATGCGCATCCGTTCTGATCTACACCTCGCCAGCGCAGTTAACTTCGGCGCTCCGCGCTGCTTGAAATGTAGCTGTATTCAATAGCCCGGCCCAGCGCCGGGCTTCTTGTATCTGCCCTTCCCTGCCTGACAATGGTGGCTGTGCGCCACGAATGTTAGAGTGCTAGCTCAATTACGGGAGGGATGCCATGCGATTCGTAATAGCCGCCACAGTTCTCGCCATAGCAGCGACTAGCGCCTCAGCTTCGGAGCAGATCGACTGCGAGGTTTACGACAAAATCGCAAAGGCTGCCATGGAGATTAGGCAGAAAGGTATTGCGATGGCTGATGCAATCAAGCCGATGAGCAAGAAAAAATCAGATCCGCAAGAGGAGGCGGTGAGAGTTGCGATGCTTACGGTGTTCAAGGAGGCTTACCGATCCCCTAGATTCGATACACCAAAATATCAGATGGACGCAGTTAGCGACTTCCGAAGCAAAATTTACTCCACCTGTTTAGATATTTAGCGCCCAACCAGAAACTCCAAGCCCGCCAAACGCGGGCTTTTTCATGCCCGCCAGAAAGGCGCTGCCTCTTCTTCCTGCTCAAACTCAATCTCGCCCCTGCCCTCCGCCTCGACTTCCTGCTGCTCCCATCTCACCGTCACGCTGCCGTCGTCATTGAGTGTCAGCTCAAGCTCGTCGGTATCAGCGATAACACTCAGCACCTCCTCCCACTCCCGGTCCCCATCCGTATCCAGGCGATGGATCGTCACCCAGCGGCGCTCTTGCGCAACTGGGTGATTGATCATCTCCGAAACGCGCAACCCCAAGCGTGCTACGCCGCTCATTACTTCTCTCGCTGCCGCCACTGCCTGTTTCTTCGCCATGACATTCCCCCCCAATAAATACTGTACATGCATACAGTGCGGATTCCACGCCATCCGGACACTCAGCCCACCAACATCCGGACACTCGTTCCACGCTCATCCGGACAGGCAGTCGGAGCGCAGCGACGCAGGTTTGCATTGTTAGTCTGAAGCCCCTACCGCCGTCAATTTCGTTGCGCGCCTGCGCATCGATTCGCCCTTCAGTTCGATCCGATAAGCGTTGTGCACCAGACGGTCGAGGATCGCGTCGCCCAAGGTCGGATCGCCGATCAGCGCATGCCATTTGTCCACCGGCATCTGGCTGGTGACCAGTGTCGAGCGGTTGCCGTAGCGGTCGTCCAGCAGTTCGAGCATGTCGCGTCGTTGCGCGGCGGTAAACGGTGCCAGACCCCAGTCGTCCAAGATCAGCAGGTCAGTCTTGGCGTAGCCGGCCATCAGTTTGGCGAAGCGGCCGTCGCCGTGGGCCAGGCCTAGTTCCTCCATCAAGCGCGGCAGGCGCAGATAACGGACGCTGTAGCCGTCGCGGCAGGCCTTGTGGGCCAGCGCGCAGGCGAGCCAGGTTTTGCCTACGCCAGTTGGCCCGCCGATGATCAGGTTCAGGCCATCACGCAGCCACTGGCCACTGCCCAGTTGCAGGATCATGGCCTTGTCCAGGCCACGTGGGCTGCGGTAGTCGATGTCTTCCAGGCAGGCGTTGTGGCGCAACCGCGCGGCTTTGAGGCGGGTGGTCAGGCGGGCGTCTTCGCGCTCGGTCAGCTCGCGATCGACCATCAGACCGAAGCGTTCGTCGAAGCTTAGATCGTTGATGTCGGGCGTTGCGTGTTGCTCGCTCAGCGCCTTGATCATGCCGTGCAGGCGCAGGGTTTGTAGCTTGTCGAGCGTTGGATTCGGTAGCATTTCGAAGCTCCTTTTTCAGGTCAGTGGTAGTATCCCGGGCCACGCAGGTTGATGTGCTCGTCGGGCAGCAGCGGCAGGTTTTGCTGGGCCAGCGGCAGGCGCTCCAGCCCTTGGCGCAGGATCGATTCGAGGCTTTTGTAACTGCATGCGCCCAGTGCCAGCGCACGCTGGCACGCGGCTTCCAGCCGCGCCTCACCGTGCTGTTTGCTCAGGCGCAGGATGCCCAGGCAGGCGCGGAAGCCGTGCTGTGGGTGGATTCGGCGTTCGAGGATGTAGGCGATGACGCCAGCGGTGTTAGGCCCGGTCTGCTCTGCCCACCGGATCAACCGTTGTGGAGTCCATTCGGCGTGCTCACGGTGGCTCTTGGGCATGTGCTCGGTTTGGGTGGTGTGGCGGCCTTTGTGCAGCGAGCGCAAGTGGCTGGCCACGCGCTGATTGGCGTGGAAGCACTCGACGGTCTGGGCGGTGAGTCGTACTTCGAGTTGGTGCTTTACCAGCTGGTACGGCACTGAGTAGAAGTGACCATCGACCTCGATGTGATAGTCGATATGGACGCGTACCTTTTTCCATTCGGCATAAACGTACGGGTGTTCCGGCAGCCCTTGCAAGGCCGGTTGGTCGAGGGCCTCGAAGGCTGACCGGCGTGAGCCGGGCAGCTTTTTGAAGGGCTTGTGGTTGAGGCGATCCAGCAGCAGCGCGATGGCTGTATTGAGTTCGCCAAGCGAGAAAAACTGGCGGTTGCGCAGCACCGCCAGGATCCAGCGTTCGACCACTTGCACGCCGACTTCGACCTTGGCTTTGTCCTTGGGCTTGCGCGAGCGAGCAGGCAAGACGGCGACGCCGTAATGCTCGGCCAGATCGCGGTAGCTGGGGTTGATATCCGGCTCGTAACGGTGCGCTTTAGTCACGCCACTGCGCAGATTATCGGGCACCAGGATCTGCGTTGTGCCGCCGAAAAAAGCAAAGCATCGGACGTGCGAGCCCAGCCAGTCGGGCAATTTCTGCGACCAGGTGGCCTCGGCAAAGGTGTAGCTGGACGCGCCGAGAACGGCGACGAAGATCTGAGCCTGACGGATCTCGCCGGTTTGCCGGTCGATGACCGGCGCTGTTTGCCCGGCGTAATCGACGAACAGCTTTTCGCCAGCACGATGCTCCTGGCGCATGACCACGTCGACCTTGGCGGCCCAAAGGCGGTAGTGCTCGCAGAACCAGCTGTATTGGAAGCCTTGCGGGTGAGCGAGTCGATATTCCTGCCAGAGCAAGGCCAGAGTGACGCCGGGGCGGCGCAACTCCGCGTGTACCCACGCCCAGTCAGGAATTGGGCGCTGGTCGGTCGGCACCGCCACTGCCGGTGGAAACAGCCGTCGATTCAACTCCGCGTCAGAAATATCGATGGGCCACTGAAGCCCACTGGCGGCGAACCGGCAGAGGTAATCCCCTGCACTCGAATGGCCGATGGATAAGCTGGCGGCGATCTTTCGCACGGACAGGCCGGCGTCGAACTTTAGGCGTAGTACCTCTCGGATTTTACGCATGGATAAACGCTCCACGACGACCTCTTCGCTTCGAAAAAAGAGGTCGATAGTAGTGAATAGTCCTGCGTTGCTGCCTGCCTGAAGGTGTCCGGATGGCCGTGGAATCGGTGTCCGGATGCTTGTGGAATTAGTGTCCGGATGTCGGTGGAATGGGTGTCCGGATGATCATGGAATCCGCACATACAGTTGGCGAAAGTGAATATAGCGAACCTTTGGTTCGTCGTAAATACCCGTCAAGCAGCGTTTTATGAACTCGAAAATGAACCAACAAAAATTTATGTACTTTTGGTACTTGACTAAATGTGAACCTGTAGTTCATATTTACTCCATCGAGTCACCCAACAGGGACTCGCCGCAACACAGGCAGCGATGCCAGGCAGACGCCGAACCGCTCTTTAACAGCCAGCGCAACAAACAACAGACCGCATTGCCTCTACCGGCGACCGGCGAGCAGACAGGCCCGAAAGCCTGCCAACGACAGGGAAAACCTTGTACGGCTGCTCGATGGTGAAACGCCAGAACCGAGTGAGTGACCCGGCAAGCAATGCGCCCCGCGAATCCAAGCGGCAGAAGGGAGAGACACCGAATTCAAGAATTAGCGGGCCCGATAGCTTCGGCTGGGACCGCCGGACCTCATGCACCCTGCCCACCTAGCCGGGCAAACGAGCTGCAGCGTGCATGTTGTAGGGACCTGTGATCCAAGGCGAACAGATGCTGATTGAAGCCCTGGGGAGGAAGCTCACCGCCAACCTACGAAGACGAACGGCCAGCCCTGCAATCAGCAGCGGGCAACGGGCCACACCGCTGACGCAATAAACCCAGGCCGTCGCCAGTAGCGGGCCTGGGCTCACAGATGGCGCCCTGCTGTTTCAGGTCTGCCATCTGGTTTCACAAATGCCTCTAGTCCCCCTGGAGGTATTTGGAAGCCCTATCAACTGGAGCAAGCCATGGACATCAAATCGAACGAAGAATTACGCGAAGAGCTGTTGGTTCAAGCGATGAATCAGCTAAAGGCCCAGGCCAAAGAAGTGATCGACGGGATCATGGGCGACCTCTACTGCGATTACTTGCCACACGTGGTGACCGATACCGATTCGAATATCGGTCACCGGGTAACTGGCGTCATCAAAAACTTGATCGCCGGGAAATTCGAAAAGCTCGGCGGTTCGATGGTGAAGGTAAGCGATGACTACCAAGCCGAGCACCACATCAGCTTCACTAGCTGGGATGCCATGGTTAAGCCTCTGTGCGATCTGATGGGCCCTGAAATCGTCGGTGCCCGAGTCAAGCAGCTTGAAAACGAAGTCGAGTCGCTCAAACAGCAGCTCGAAAGCGCTTGGCGCCGCTGAACCCTCTCCTTGCACGTCAGCCAGACGAAAATTGGCCCGATCCTTTCCTTGGGGAGACTCGTATAGGGAGAGGCTGCATCGGAGCGTGATCTGGTTGCGACGGAGGTTCGCCCTCGATGGCGGATCGACGGATTGGGTCAGATCACACCCCGATGCGGAAGAAATCGCGGCCTATAACCGCCCACCTGCATGCAACACCCCTTGAAAACGGTGGCCACTGCCTTCCCAGTGAGCGAACAACGGAGGGTGACCATCATGGACTAGCCAATAGCTGCCCGACGCCACATGCGCCCGGCAGGCTTGTACGTAAAGGGGGAAAAGCCCGGTTCCGACTGGGCTTTTTTACGCGCCTCTACCCGTCAGCACTCCTCCCCCCGCGCCCATCGGCAACCAGCGGGAGGAATGAGGGCTGACGAATACAGGTGAACCAACCACTGAGGAATCAGAAATGGAATACATGGCAGCTCAAATGGATCGCCAGATCGAAGGCGCTCAGCTCGCATACGACGAGGCGCTTGAGGCAGGCCGAGCAGCGGCCTTCCCTTCAGCGCCTGACCACCAGTCTGGACGCGAGTACGGCGTAACCGTTCGTGATTATTTCGCGGCCAAGGCTATGCAGGCACTTATCTCCACCGCTGCAGCGCCATGCCTTTTCGGCCTTGACGACGCCGAGCATCAAACGGCCAAGGCCGCTTACAAGATGGCGGACGCAATGCTCGCTTCTCGTGCCTTCCTGCACACCGCCTAACCCCAAACACTGGAGGTCGCCATGGCCCGCACTTACGAATATTGGACGGTCAAGGATGGTGAGGATATTGCCGTCAACCTGACCGTTGTCTCTTTCTCGGCCCGGAAAGGAAATTTCAGTTCGCAAGCCGCTGATCCCGATGAGTATCACGGGCACTGCGAAATCGAGTGGGAATCGAAAGACGACACCAGCTTCATGACTGAATCCGAGATCGCCTCAATGGAGGAATGGCTTGTAAGCGAGCATTCCGAGTACCTGGCCGATCAGGACTACTACGACTAACCCGCCACCCTGGAGGCGACTATGAACGCAGCATTGAAGATATGCCAGGAGCGTTACGACGCTCAGTTGCCTCCAGATATCAGCGAGGCGAACCCGGAACAGGAATGGCTGGAACACTCGGCCGAGCAGTTGGTGTGCGGCATGGACATCAAGTGGAAGCGGCGCTTTGGCCGTCCGCAGGTCGTGACCTTCGACCGGTACTGCACCTATCTGCAAGGCATCCTGAATCAGCGCCAAATAGACGGACTGGATGAGCGCGACTCACTCGCCCGACTGTTCCTTTCGGCAATCCTTGGAAGTCAGAGCGATGCCAGGACACACGCCGCCGACCTGATCGGCCAGCAGCGTCCCATAGAAGCCGCCGAGCGCATCGCCATGGAGCTTCTGAAGCCATACGCCGCCGACGCTGTTGCAGCAGAACGGGAAGAGCGTGAAGACGATGTGGATGGTGATCTATGAGCCCTCACGTACTGATCGGCGAAGAGCTTGAGACCCTTGAAGATAGCCAAACACCGGTCAGCTGGTCGGTGATGATCCAGAAAACGCTGAGCGAAATGATGCTAGACGATCGCATCACCATCGCCGAATTCAACCACTACTGCGGGCGCCTCAACAAGATTGTTGCCCGGCGCAAGGAGGTGTCATGACCATCATCGCCGGATCATTTACAGGAATCGTGGAAGCCTTGAGAAATCGAGGCTTCTTGCTTTTGGCCGAAGTGAAATGGATCGAGCAGCCTTGCAAGTGTGCGGGCCGCTGGACTTGCAAGGTGTCAGTATGACCAACCAAACGATTGACGGCGTGTCGCGTGAGCTGCTTGAAACCCTTGTTTCAATTCATCCGAGCGATACGCGGTACCGACTGGCAAAGGAAGAGCTGCGCGCCATGATGGATGCGTCTTCTTCGGGTGATGGCTGGTATTTGGACGATTCTGGCAACCTTCGATACAGACCAGAAGAAAATCCAGCTGCCCAGCCCAGTGATGATCACATGGAGAGTGCGGAATTCAACGATCCACTTTACAACGCCGAGTCTGATGCAAGAAACGCTTCTGCGCTGCTCGAAGAAGTACTTGAGTGGTTCGATGACGGCGTCGGGCGTAGCCCTGAGGAATTCAGGTTGATGCGCCGGATCGGAGACTGGCTGGGTCGAAGCGTTGCAGAAATCAAAGATAGCAGTGAAGAGTGCGCCCACAGTGAGGCGAACAAGATCGGCTGCCCTGAATGCGGGGAGGTTTTCAAGTGATTAGCGAGAAGCAAGAATTGCTGAATTGCCCATTTTGCGGAAAAGAGCCGCGCTATGTTCCTGCAGATTACGTGGATAACCACGGCCAACCCTGGCCATTCGCTGAATGCAATCCATGCAACGTTGGCGCACCAGTAGAATTCTGGAACAGGCGATCCGGTGACGCAGCTCTGCCCGCTCGGGTGTCTGTCGAAAGCGGTCCTCACTACAGTTATAACCCCGCATCAGAATACGGTTATCTGGCTGGCTGGAACGCCTGCCTCGACGAAGTAAAAAGGCTAAACCCATGACCGCCCACCAGCGGCACAGGCGCCGCGCCATCCGCTGGGCCTTCTTCATCACCGGCCTGATCTTCTACGCCGTCCTGTTCCTGGGCCCCGCTATCGGCGGCCTGATAACCGAATAAACCCCAAACCTTCAATCGCTGCGAGCATCGCGGCAAGGATTCCCCATGTCCGCAGAACAACAACTGGCGATCCTGCCAGCCAAAGAAGTAGCCCTGGCAGTATTCAGCGCCCCTAACGGCCTGGACCCATACCTTCAGAGCGTCCGTGAAGAAATCGACAAGTTCAACGCCTCGGCACCTGACGTGAAAACCAAAAAGGGCCAAGACGCGTATCGCTCGATTGCTTACAGCCTGGCGGGATCAAAAACGAAACTCGACAGCCTGGGCAAAGAGCTCGTCGCAGAACTGAAGGATGTACCGAAAAAGATCGACGCCGAGCGCAAGCGCGTTCGTGAGCTGCTGAGCACGTGGCAAGAGGAAGTTCGCAAGCCGCTGACTGACTGGGAAGCCGCCGAGCAGGCTCGCAAGGATCGGCACGTCGATGCCGTACAGGCAATTGCGGATTTTGCCTTGGATCTGTCGGACGTCACCGCCGCGCAACTTCTTGAGTCTATCGCCTCGGTTGAGGCGGTGAAGATGGGCGAGCACTGGGAAGAGTTCGAGGCTGATGCTGCCCGCACCAAGGATCAGGTTCTGGACAAGTTGCGCACCACCCTCGCCGCCCGCCAGAAATATGAAACCGAACAGGCGGAACTGGTCAGGCTGCGCGCCGAAACAGAAGCGCAGGCCCAGCGCGAGCGCGACGCCCAGATCGCCCGTGAAGCAGAGGATCGTGCCCGCCGCGAAGCCGAGCAGCGTGCACAGGCAGAGCGTGATGCCGCCGCCAAGCGTGAAGCCGAAGCAAAAGCCGCCGCTGATCGCCGCGAGCTGGAGTTGAAGCTGGCTGCTGAGCAATCGGAGCGCGCCGCCGCCCAGGCAGCGCGGGACAAGATCGAATCGGAGCAGCGCGCCGCGCAACAGAAGATCGAAGACGAGCAGCGACATAAGCAAGCGATGGCTCAGGCCGAAGCAGATCGAGTAGCTGCTGAGCAGCGTGCAGAACAAGAGCGCATTGACTCGGAGCGCCGCCAAGCTGAAGCCGCTGAGCGAGCGAGACTCGCAGAGATCGCCCGGGCAAATGCCGCTGCCGACGAGATCAACCGCCAAGCCGCCGCGCGGGAAGCGGACAAGGCGCACAAAGCAAAGATCAACCGCGCCGCGCTGGACGCATTTATCGCCGGCGGTATGCCCGTGGAGTGCGCGAAACAGGCAGTCACCTTGATTGCTCAGCGCAAGATTCCAGCCATCGCCATCACTTACTGAGGTCGTCATGAACGAGATCATTCAAATGCCGGCACGCGAAAGCGCCGGCCTTACTGCTGCCGAGGTTCACCGTTTCTCGGCCGTAGAGATTCGCCAGCGCGTTAACCTGGTGCAGGAAGTGATGCAGGGCATCATGAAGCGGGAAACGCACTACGGCACCATCCCAGGCACCCAGAAACCAACCCTATACAAGCCGGGTGCTGAAGTGCTTTGTGTGACCTTCCGGGTTGCGCAGGAATACCGAATTGAAGATCTTTCCGGCCCAGGTGTAGCGCGCTACCGGGTCACTTGTGTTGGTCGTCACCAGATGACCGGTGTTGCTCTCGGCGAAGGCGTAGGCGAATGCTCGTCCAGCGAAGAGAAGTACAAGTGGCGCGGCGTCATCTGCAAAGCGGAATTGGACGCCACTCCGGAGAATCTGCGCCGGAAGAAATATTACAAAAACGGCAATACGGCCGACCAGATCCGCACCGAACCAGCAGACCTGGCCAACACCATCCTCAAGATGGCCTGCAAGCGGGCCATGATCGCCATGACGCTCAACGTCACTGCGGCATCGGACATCTTCACGCAGGACATCGAAGATCTACCCGAGGAGCTGCGGCCACAGGAGCAGGCTCAGGCTCAGACGCAAAGCCAGAAGGCCGCACAAGTCCCCCATGATCCTGCCCTGTCCGCTCACTGGATTACACAGGCCGAAGCTGCAATCACGCCCGACGCGCTGACAGAAGTTTGGAAGGCCGGGGTGGCTGTCATCAATGACGCCAAGGACACAACAGCCTACGACCTGTTCAAGGCTGCGGTGGTGGCGTGCGGAGTGAAGCTCAAGGCCGCCGAAGAGGCCAAGCCGGAAAGCGAGGACGTCGCAGACCAGCAGCCCGAACCACCAGCCGACGAAGAAGTTGAATTTGAGGAGGTCCCAGAATGATCATCGTGAATTGCGCGCAGGGGTCGGAAGAGTGGCACCAGGAGCGAGCCGGAGTTATCACCGCCAGCATGTTTGGCGATGCTCGAGCCAAACTGAAGTCAGGCCCGAACAAGGGCGAACCAACCGCCAAGGCCCAGGATTATGCATTCCGACTGGCTGTGGAGCGGATCAGCGGCAAGCCCCTTGATGGCGGTTTTGAGACCTGGCAAATGCGCCGCGGGCATGAACTCGAACCACAGGCCCGCATGGAGCATGAAGCTCAAACCGGCTTGATTATCACCCAGGTCGGACTGGTCAAAACCGACGACGGCGCATTTGGCGCCAGTGCAGATGGCTTCATCGGCGAAGATGGCGGCTCGGAGTACAAGTGCTTCCTTGCCCCTGAAAAACTTCGGTCGTTCCACATCGACAATGACGCCAGTGAGATCATGGACCAGGTACAGGGGTGCATGTGGATCACCGGTCGCAAGTGGTGGCACATCGGGATGTACTGCCCTGCCCTTGAATCGGTCGGACGACAGTTGTGGTGGCAGGAATTCAAGCGCGACGACAACTACATCGACAAGCTTGAAGAGGAGCTTTGGGAGTTCAAGCTGCTGGTGGACGGATACGAGGAGAAACTGCGGAGCAAAGCAGCATGATCAGTAACCTGAAATCAGACATCGAGTTCCGGCGCGAGAAAGCGCTGGAGCTTTCCAGTCAGGTACAACGGCACCTTGCCGCTGGCGGAAAACTCACCATCGGCGATAGTCCGGCGATCAATCCAGACCCGGCAAAGCGTTCGGAATTCATCGACCCGGCAACCATTCTCAAGCGCCGCAAGCCGCCCATCACCTGGGCCGAGCGTAACGCGCTGCGCAAACTCGCGGAGGCATTATGAGCAAGCGCAAGGCGCATAACCTGCAGGCGCGAATCGCGCGGTCGTGCCGCTCGCTGCTGGCCGCCAACCACGTCGCAGTGGTCAACATCGACCCCAGCGGGCGCCAGGGCATGATCAACTACAAATCGCTGAAGAACATCGCGCCGGGAAAGATTGGCCAGGCCGTCTGCGGTATCCCCCACCGATGGACGATCTACCTCAGCGCGCTCTGCATCGACACCCGCGGCGACCGCTACAGCAAGTCAGTGGAGGTTGCGCCCGATGGCGTCTACCTCTCCGACCACCTGGAAGACGTGATTGAGCATTGCTACATGAAGCTGCGCGCTGAGGCCAATAAAAGCCAGATGGTGGCTTCGGGCTGGATCGCCATACCCGAATCGATTTCGCTGGATGAGGCGCACGCCGCGCGGATCTTTGAAGCCGTCGGCGCCTGGCATCAGGTAAAGGTCGATTCATGCGCCGCATAGCCCGCACCCAGCAACGCAAACGTCAAACCTGGCTCGCACTGCCGGCCAGCGGAATAGAAGAGGTAGGCCATGGCTGCCGCGCAGAAAGAACGATCAGCAAAGACTGCGGCGAGGCGAAAGACTCGCGGCGAGGAAGAATTGCGACTCCACACCATGGCCGGCACCCGCCAAGCCTTGGCTGACCTGATGGCCTGGCACGGCATCGAGGAACAGGGCGAGGCCATGACCTTGATGATTCACCACCTGCACGGCCTGGGCCCGGCTGGATCGGCTCAGTTTCTCTCACCGCCGCGACACGAAATAACCATCAGTGAAAACGTGTCGGCAAAACTGCAGCTCGCCTACAACCGCGAAGCACTGCGCATCTGTGTAGACGAATAACCCACCCTACTCGCTGCATCCGGTAACGCGGAGGGCGGCGCCTGACTGGAGATAATCCATGCACGCAATAGCTACCCCGGCATACGGGGAGATTGTCGAGGATGTCGCTGAGTTCTTCGCGCCGATGGCTGGCGATGCAATTGACGGCCTGCTGGGTCGCTACGACTCAGCCCGGAGGAACATCGAAGCGCTTCATGATTTCGTGATAGCTGGCGGGAAAGCTGGTGCGCTGAACTACTTTCTCGACGGCAATGGCGACAACGGGAGACACGGAACAATATCGGTAGAACGCTTATTCCAGCTTCCAGGCGCGATAGCATCGCTCAACTCGTCATATTGGGGCGAAGCCCTGGCTCTGACAGATGTTTACGACGCAATGCCTCAAAAGCGCCGCAACGAATGGAACGAGCAGATTCGCGAGCACAAAGCACCAGACTTTGAAGAAAGCACGGTGCGGGCAACACTGAGCGAATTGCTTGCAGCCCGAGCTAAGTTCTTTGCTGAACGGGTAGACGGGATATTCCAGGCGCTTTCAGGCGAGCACGTAACGAACTCACCCTCGGCTTTCGGTAAGCGAATGATCGTCGCCCGTATGCTGACCTACTACGACACTGTGGACCACGACCGTGCGGGTTATCTGAATGACTTGCGTTGCATCATTGCAAAGTTCATGGGTCGGGATGAGCCTGGGCACAACAGCACAGGACCACTTCTGGAGATTCTGCGCCGAAACACCGGCCAGTGGCATTCGGTCGATGGTCACGCAATGAAGATCCGGCTTTACAAGAAAGGCACAGCGCACATTGAGATTCACCCGGAGATGGCCTGGCGCCTAAATTCTGTATTGGCCAGCATCTACCCTTCCGCCATTCCTGCCAGCTTCCGCACGAAACCTGCGCGCAGAACCAAAGAGTTCCAGATGGTTGGCCGCCCTTTGCCCTTCACCGTAGTCAATGCACTGGCAGGGATGAAGCAGCAGCCTTGCAAGCCGGTGCAGGTAGATCGTTGGAGCCCGCCGCGCGAGCCGCTGACAGATAACGTCAACGCCCTGCAGTTTGCCTATGACAGACACAGCGCGATCACCCAGGCAGAAGCGGAGAAGGTACTAGCTATGATCGGCGGAGTTAAGCGCACAGCCGTCGGGCACTCTTGGTTCGAGTTCGACTTCAACCCGCGCTCAGCTTTGGACGAAATTATCTCGAGCGGTTGTATTCCCGACCAGAGGGCTCACCAGTTCTACCCGACACCTGAAACCGTTGCGGAAGCCGCGGTGGAGCTGGCACACATCGATCCTGATCACAACTGCCTTGAGCCTAGCGCCGGCATGGGTGGACTTGCCGACCTGATGCCGAAAGCCAAAACCGTTTGCGTTGAAATCAGCGAGCTTCACTGCGAAGTATTGAAAGCCAAGGGCTACTACGTCGAGTGCGCCGATTTCCTGAAATGGCAGATCGCCGGAAAGTACGACCGTATCGTTATGAACCCGCCATACAGCGAAGGTCGCTGGCAGGCTCACATTGAGCGTGCAGCATCCATGCTCAAGCTCGGTGGAAGGTTAGTCGCAGTTTTGCCGGCCAGCGCGAAAGGCAAAGACGTGCTGCCAGGCCTGAAGCATGAATGGTCACAGATCTACAACAACGAATTCGCCGGCACCAGCGTGTCAGTTGTGATCCTCGCCGCCTCATCCATGTAAATCCAACTCTGATGCGCCGCCTAGCAGCGCCTGGAGAACCCCATGATCCGCCAATACCGATTCAGCGAGCTAATGGCTCGACTGACCAATGCTGAGTGGACGGTCATTCAAGATGCCCGAGGCAATTTGTGTTTATGCCGGTTGCCTACAGAGGCCGTCGGTTGTGATTTCTGATTATTTGGAGGTGGGTCATGAGTGAAGTGAAGCGGTTTTATGCAGAATTGGCTGAGGAAAATGACTACGGCGGATTTGTTCTGGCGTCCGATTTCGACCGGGTAACCGCCGAGCGTGACGCGGCGCTGGGGCGTGAGGCCAAGTTGATAGTTAATGCTGAAAGAGGAAAGAGAAAATTTCAGAAGCAATTGCAGCGATTGCAGGTTGCCGTAGGGCAGCGAAATACCTACAAGGGCCAGGTTATCGACCTTCAACATCGCCTGACCGCAGCTGACGCGCGTGTGGAGTTGTTGCGCAAGGCCCACCCATTCACCAATGACGTGGCGCACGACGTGTATGTGTGGCTGGAGATCGACGCCGCACTCAAGCCAGCAGAGGGACAGCTCAACCAGTGTGATGGCTGCCAGGCTGGTATTCCAGTTGTGAATGGCGCTCACCGCATGGGCAAACCTGGCGGCTACCCGGACCTGATTGGCTGCACGGCCAAGCTGTACAAACCAGTAGAGGGTGGTGGCGATGAGTGATATTTCTAAGCACCTTGATGAAGCGGAAAAGCATCTGGCAATTGCTGTTTCAATGATGCTCAAAGACGCGGGCAGCGCAAAGCGAATGCCCAGCGGCTCAATGTGGCTTGGGGCTTGGGGTGATGTGAGCAAGGCGACCAAGGCAATGCTCAGGGTGCGCTCCCTGGCAGAAAGGTTTCGCTTTATGGAGACGCTGCGCAAAAGAAAGCCAGGTGCGTTTGCAGCACAACCTGGCCAGGTAACACATGACTTGCAGACGGCAGAAACATACCACGAAATCGACCCTGTTTGCTCTGCATATTTTGTTCGCTGATGCAACGGCGAATGCATGGAGAACCTGTGATGCGCGCCCAACTCCCCGCCTACTGCTGGTGCCTGCTGGCACTGGCACAACTGATTTGCTGAGGTGATTTATGCGTGAGTTCAAAAGAGAAATTCGTTACACGGTCATCAAGCACAACCAATTGACCGAAAGCCAAATTCAATACCTGAAGAACTGCATATTCGGCGAAGGCATCCCGACCGTGAAGGCGGTGGTGGTTGAGGCGGATTGGCCGGAATACGAGCCTGTGTGGAGTCTGCTTGAGCGGCGTGCCAAGGGCCTTAAAGATCAGGTCGGTACTGTCATTGCTAAAACCTGGCTGGTTGGCGCGCCAAGAGTTGCAACGCTTTATGAGGCAAGTTCATTGCCTGATGGCGCAGCTCTTTACTTGGCGCCGCCAGCCGATTCAGGCCTTGCAGAAGTGACCCTGCAAATTCTTAAGCAGGCAAAGGACATCCCTGACGGACTTTACGCCCGCGCTAAATTTCTTGCGAATCAGGTAACCAAGCCATGACCACCAACCAAACGATTGGCGGCGTGCCGCGTGGTGAGCCGGTGTATCAGGTTAGCGACGGAGTAAACGGATGGTCTGACGTAGATCTTCTTCGATACACCGCGTGCTGCTTAGATCCTGAAGAATATGAATGTCGCGTGCTCTACGCCGAGCATCCCGCCCCAGTAGCGCCGCCCCCCATCAATTACGGCGCGCTCGATCCGGTTGAGCGGCTGGCGGTGTGTCGGGGTGAGGTGGCGGCGGCGGTGCCGGTGATCCCTGAGCTTACTGCCGAGTTGCGCTGGATCTTTGGATTAATGTGCTTCCAGTGCATCCACTATGCCCAGGGCCTGCGCCGCCTGGGCCGATCAATTCCAGAAAAGGCCGAGCACGAACAGGCGGCAGTGATCCACTGGATGCTCTGCCACTACATGAAAGACCCGGTCAATTGGCGCCTGAACGCTGCATCCGAGATGAAATCGGTAGCGCCAGAAACATAGGAGTACATCCGTACTCCACCCGCAAAACCTGTAACCCCTCCCCCTTCAAAGTCAGCCGCTATAGCGGCAAGGACAGGTATCGCCCAATGGAAACTACAGACGCTGTAGAGATTGCTTTCGTCAATGGCGCGTCGGCAGCTTGCGGCTGCAAGTCGAGGTTCAGCAGTGGCGGCGGCGAGTATTCGGACGTGCACTTCGTAACTCTGTGCGGAGAGCACAGCGGGAACAAGCCTTTCGGGCCGGCCGAGGTCAAGCGCGATGCGGACGGCTGGTGGTATCACCCGAACATTCCGAGCTTTGGCGAAGGCGAAGACCCGGCGCCCTACATTGCTTGGGTCAAGGAACAGGGACTGGAACTGAAAGGCTGGCACTCGGGCGACGAGACCTACGATCTTCCGGATGAGGATGCCGCGTGTACCGCCTGGAACCCTGAATCGCCCGGCCCTGAGTGGTTCTTGATGGGGATCTTCGATACCGAGGACGGCCCATATGTCCAATGGGCCCGCCGCGCCCCAGGCATGCAGCGCGAGGTCAGCGCGGTAGCTGCTGGCAGAGAGTTCTGCGGCGCATGCGGCGATGGCTGCGGCTCTTGCCAGGTAGCCGAGGAAAGCCCGCAGGTGAAACCATGAAAGTTACCGACGCAGAAATCCTGCAGGCCATCTGGCGCGCGCAGGTTAAACGAACAGCCCGTGGCGTTATCACCAACTACGTGGGCGGCTCCAAGGGCCTCACAGGTGAAAGCGACCAAGACCGTCACTACGCGCAATACCAGAGCATGATCAGCCGAGGAAACCTTGGCATCCAACTGAGTAATGGACAACTTGCACGGCGTCTCAAAGCGCTGATTGGCGGTGACAACCTACAGTGGCGCGGCCCCTCGGGTAACGGTTATGAGTTCTGCACGGAGGCAGCCATGGAGGTGTTTCATTTTGCCCGCAACTGGTGGAAAGACCACGGTGTGCCGTCAGGCTTTGATCAGATCAACAAGCGCATGCGGACTATGCGCCTCGATAATTACGACGACCTGGCCGCCCAGCTCGAACAGGAACTGCTGGAGCGCTTCGGAAATCAGGCGGTGACGCCATGATCGCCCCCCTCTGGTTCGCCTACGTCTTCATCTACAAGGGGCCCAGGCCATGAGCATAGTTCGCGAAAACTTGATGACTCGTCCCGGCTACACCCCGTACTGCGGCAACGGTCATTGCAGCATGCAGCGCACCAATTGGACGGGCGAACAGTTCAAGTGCCCCTACTGCAACTGGGTATCGCAATTCCCGGCGGACTTCATCGCTGAGTACAAAGAAAAGTGGCACGCAGCGGTGAAGTCGTGAAGCGGTTCTTCCGGCGTAAAGCCGAGGCTTGGCTGATCCAGCTGGCCGCCAAGATCCTGATAGATCGCAACGTCCAGCGCGCGGCAGTGGTATCCCGCCGCGACAACAACGACATGTGGAGCATGGCCGAAAAGCTCGAAGCCATCGCCCAGCGCATCAGCAAGAACTACCCCTAACCCCAATCCCCCTACATGCCTGCCGGTGAGCGGCGGGCGAGGTATTCCCATGTCCGTAGAATTGAAAGGCCACATCCTGAATCAGCGCCAACTGGACGCAATCGTCCCGGTTATGAATCTGCTGATGCAGGGAAAGGTTAAGCAGAAAGGCTTCGAAGACGCGTGTGTCAAAGCGCTTGAATCGGCTGGGTGCCCAGTGGGATACGACACGTCCATGCCGGGATCTGACACGACAGTGGCGGAACGAGCCCAGGCATGGATCCTGAATGGCCGCGTAGGCATGTCCGCAAAGGCGATCTACTGCCACATGACAGGTAATGCTGACAAGGACCGCTGGAATCACCCACATGACCCTGACGACCTCAATCGCTGCCTCTTGCTGCTGGATCTAATACCAGAGTGGAAAGAGCGCATGCCGGAAATGAAATCGCGCAGTCCTGCATGGGCTGGTCTGGCAGCCAACTGGGCAGAGATCAGCCAAACCTTCGTCGACGAGGCCGGCATGGATTGGTGCAAGGCCAAAAACGCACCGAAAACCTACGCCCTCATGGAGCAGGCAATCGGCAACTACGAAGAGCCTGGCGTTTTCCGAATCCGCTTATAACTCACCTTCTGCCGCCCAGCGCGGCAAGGACACCCCATGTACGCAACGAAACTCACCCTGCTCCTGACGGCCATCGTGTTGTACGTGGCGGGGTCCACGTTCTGGTTTTTCTGGCAGGTGCCGGAGCTGCTCTCCACCGGTACCGACCAACACCTGATCGCAGCATTCGCCGGCACCATCGCCTGGATGCTGCTCACCTTCGGTTTCATCATCCACATCATCAAGACAGCGCGGCCTACAGCGGGCGCAAGGAGAGAGTCATGAACAGAGCAGAAAACATTGATCGCTTCCTACGCCTCGATGAGGTGCTTCACACAACCGGCCTGGGCCGCAATACTGTTTATAGAAGGATCAGGGAGGGCACCTTCCCAAAACAGGTTAGAATAGGCCCAAACTCGGTCGCCTGGCGCCAGTCAGTCATTGCTGAATGGATGGCTGCAACAACCCCCAGCGAAGACCAATCAGTACATTGATAAGTACACCAGCAACCGAAACCCTCATACACCCCGCCAAAATCAAGCCTTACAGGTCATACCGTGGAAATTTTCAAAGAGTTCACATTCGAGTCCGCCCACCGCTTGCCCCACGTTCCTGATGGCCATAAATGCGGGCGCCTGCATGGTCACTCCTTCAAGGTGGCCATCCACCTGAGCGGCGACCTCGATCCGCATACCGGCTGGATCCGTGACTTTTCGGAGATCAAGGCGATTTTCAAGCCGCTCTACGAGCGCCTCGACCACAATTACCTCAACGACATCCCCGGCCTGGAAAACCCCACCAGTGAAGTACTGGCCAAGTGGATCTGGAATGAGTTGAAGCCGTTGTTGCCGGAACTCAGCGCCATTCGTATCCATGAGACCTGCACCAGTGGTTGTATTTATCGCGGCGAGTAA